AATTGCTGGTGGAAAAGAACCAACTGTATTTATTGGTGGACAAGACACCTATGCAGAAGTTCAATCAATCTACATGAACGCATACAGGATTCAAAACACAGCAGACTTGAGAACAGAATTTAGCGTTGGCGTAAACGGTGTTGATACATTCACTGGTACAGGTGCGGGTTTACATATATCCACGATATATGGCTTACCATTCATTCCTTCAAAGGACACACCTCAATCAACTGAAGGTTCAGTAGGTGATTTATTCATCTTAAACACAAGTGCAGACAAAAATGCTCCAAATAAACCATTGATAGGTATTCAGGTACTTAAACCAATAGTTTACTATGAGGCTGGAAAGAGACAACAAGGTTATCCTTTCATAAACGAAGCTTTCAACGACAGAGCTTTGTACAATATGTTAGCAGAAACAACTTGTAGAAACTTTAAAGCACAAGCCAAGATTAGAGACATAGCTTCAGGAATCTAGGGATAAAACCCAAATTTTATTTTTTTTTAATTTTTTAAAAATTATACATATATGAAATAAGATTTATAAATCCATATATAATAATCTTTATATGGCGGGAATATATTTTGAATTATGACTGTAACAATAGTAGAAAATTCAAGGTTTAGACACCTTAACGCTGACAGAAGCCAAGTTATCAAAGTTGGTGGAGTAGGCGTAGAAAAAGAGGTTGTATGTGATATAACACTCGTAGACGAAGATTTGTCCAATTCAGTAATTGGTGAATTTATTGCTGACTTTACACAAGTAAGACTACAGCAAGTTTACGCCTGTGAAATACTAGCACAAGACAACTTTGCAATTACACTCGACTTTGTACCAGATGCAAATTCAGATGCAGCTTTGGCAAGATTCCATGTAACAGACCGTGATGATGGACTTGTTAATGATGATGCTGATTTAGCTGACACAGTGCTAACTGTCGCAGTACGTGGTGTATAGGTAAATCTTATATACTATTACTTTTTTTATATACTATGGCAAGAAACGCTCATAAAATAACTTCTTCTTCTGAGGAAGTTGTAGGTAGAAGTGGAAAATTAAAACATATTACTATCATAGATTCAACAAGTGCAATTATTAATCTTAGGGAAGTTGATGTATCTGGTAATGTTATATACAAACTAGACGTTTCTGAAAATGCTCAAATTCACCAAGATTTAGACTTGGGATTTAGAACAGCTTTATACGCTGAATTTGTGAGTGGAACAGGCGAAATCAATATTATATACGAATAATTTAAATACGATAGACTTAAACCTTATATATGCGTACAGAACCCATTTATTGCACTGTTAAAGATATAGCAGATTGGCTTAGAATTGATATAAATCCTAATACTGATCCTAATGAAAATATGATTAAAAATAACATATTGGATAACGAGGATAGAATTGACAGAATGACTCAACATACATGGATGCCTGATAGACAGGCTACTGAGGAATTTAGTGTAACCAAACTTTATGATTGGGGTAGAGGTATGCCTTTGTTTCCAAGACATAGAAATCTTAAAACATTTGATGATGATCTAGGAGATAAACTTGAAATTTGGGATGGTGGTGAATGGGTTGATAATACACCTGATATATCAGAACTTTCTGGTTCAAACGGAATTATATATTTCCAAGAAGTTAAAGGTATAATATATTTGAGGGGATATTTATTTACAATACTTACTACAAACAGATTTAGAATTACATACAGATACGGGGGAGATAATGATAAGCGATTTGCTGAAGATGAAACAATACCAAGGGATATTCAAAAACTTTGTAAACTTATGACTTGTGTAGATTTACTTGGAACTGATTTCCAAATGTCACAAATTGCATACGGTGGGGAAGGAAATATTAATAAAGACAAAGTAATGGACAGATGGGAAAAAGAGATACATGAAATAATGTGGAGTAGAAGTGAAATCACTTCAACGTGGTAGATAATGCCAGCACTAGCTGTTTCTCCACCTATTCAGGTTTCTGCAAATGAATATGAATTTTTACGACTACAAAAGGATGTAGGCTCAGAGATTATACTTAATATAAGACAGATACTTAGAGATGAAGATATTAATTTCACAGAAGATTTGGCAAATTCATTTTCATTGGTAATGTGGATGGGTAAGGCTCACATAGAATCTAGTAATAGATATGCTGGTTTGGTGGATAGAGGTATGAAACCGGGAAAATGGGTAAATTATGATGCTTTACATGATTGGGTTGTTATTAAGTTAGGAATTGATGATCCTGAAGCAGTTAATGTTACTTGGAAGATATTAAAAAAAATTCAAAGAGATGGAATAAGACCAAAAAGATATGTTAAAAAGGCATTAAAAATGGTTATTGGTAAACACGGTGTTGCCACACTCAGACGTAAGACAGGAAATAAAAGAAAGAGAAAATCAAGAATTATGAAAACTGTTGGAAAAATAAACAAGGCTATAAGAGCAGTAAAGAGAATATTGAGAAAAATTGATAATATACAAAGATCGATAAAAAGTCCATTATTTGCAGTTCAATGGAATAAACGAGTTAAACAAAAGAAAGCACGAAGGATTTCTAGGGCAGGGGGAAATAACCCATGACCGATGGAATGGCTGGACTACCATTTGCAAACGATATTGTATCACACCTAAAAAATAATTGGACAATTAATGGTGGTAAACTGCCTACATTTACAACTAAATGGAAGATCAAGGCTGTGGGAGTAGGTAAAAGGGCTTATGACGAGGTTATTGTTGAATTAGATACGGAAGATCCAAAGATATTTAGTCTAATTTCAGGCGTAAGTGCAGACGGTACGTTTGACTATGACTGGTTACATGACATATCAGTAACAATAGATGTATATACGAGCGTAAGTGAAGATAGAGTATTACAATTAGTAGATGAAATAGTAAGAATATTGAAGAATAATGTCGTAACTACCATAAATAATCGGGATTATATTCAAATATTACCCGGAAATATAACCTCATTAAACGAAGAATTTAGAAATATATTCAGATATACCATAGACGTAGATGCACTCAGGTTTAACCCATGAAAATATTTAAATACCTTGTATATAAACTAAGACTATGACAAGATCAGCTTCTAGTGTATATGTAGAGTATGCTTATGAGGATGATTTTGGTGGCGGAGCAACTACCAGTTTTCCAATACAATTTGGTAAAGAAGTAAAGGCTACTGGTTTAGAATTTAAGAATAATCAGATTCCACTTGGTCAATTATATTCACCAGAATTGGAAACATTTGCATGGGGTAAAAATGAGGGCAAGGTTAGTATGGAATATGTTGTAAGCAATCCTTGGTTCTTTGAGGCAATTTTAGATTCTGTAGATTCTTCTGGTTCTACATTATTTTCGCATGAATGGGATTCAGATCCAACAATAAATGGATCAACAATTAAGACTATTAATTCAATGGCACTCCAAATTGGTTTCGATGTAAATTCTGATTATACAAGATTACCAGTCGGTGTAGTATGTCCTTCACTATCTTTTAAAATGGCATTAAATGAAACTGTTAAAATAACACAAGAATTAATTTGGGGTGAGGAAACAGTTAATCAAACATTTACTGAACCGGATGGTGTGCCATTAGCAGGGGAAATACCATATACATTTGTCCATGTATTAATAACAGATCCAACAACAGGTAGTACACTTACTACAATACAAACATTCGACTTGAATATTAACTCAAACGCAGAATTAGTTTATGGATTTAACTCTGCAAACAGTGAAGATGCTTATAGAAAGATATTAGAACTAACTGGTAAAGTAGGTGTAACATTAAAGGATTCACATTTTTGGGAAGAAGTTTTAGGAAGAGCAGAATCATCAAATGAAATGGTAATCACATTATCAAATGGTGGTGCTGGTGATGCTTTAAGAGAAATCGTAATTAAATTAAGCGGGGTTAGTTTTTCAGTACACAGCACAGTTGGTATTGAACCCGGAGAATTGGTAATTGAGAATCTTGATTTTCAAGCAAGAGGAATTAATGTAATAGCCAAGAACGAACTCGCAGATTTACCAGATTCAGTTTAGAAAGGCTTATATACATCACATATATTATATAATATATGGCTGTTATCACAACACATGATTTTAAATGTAAGGTTAATGGTGAAGAAGTAACAGTTAAAATAAAGACTGATTTAACTTGGGGAGAAACACAGGATCTTTTGTCTAAATCTGTCAGACAGTTGGAAAACGGTCAAAAAGATTTTAATTTTAATAACTTTTGTGATGTTTTACTATCAAAGACCATAATTTCTGGTTTACCATTTCCAGCTACAAATCTGGTTAAAATGAAGGATTTGCCAATGAGTGAACTAAGTATAATCTTAGGAGAGATTATGAAAATAATCCCTTTAGAGAGCTATTTCAGCAACCTAGGGATGAGTCAAGTGGAAATTCCAAAACAGTAGAAGGACAGGTTTACGCTTATTGTGCATTAGCATTTGGGTGGGATAAATTTACAGTTGATAAACTACCAGCAAAATACGTACTTGATACAATGTTTATAAGTATGCAAATGCTTAAAGACGTTATTGGCGGGATTAAATTAAGATGAGCAGTAACGTATATACTCTAAAAATAGATATTGATGATACTAAGATTAGAGCCATAGAGCAACGACTAATGAATATTGTAGGTGGCGGTAAAGCTGGTGGAATTGGTAGTCAAATGACCACTGTTGCTGGTGGCGGTGGAAAAAATGCTAATATGATGAAGAACATAGCTAAAATTGCGGGAATAGCTGTAGGTGTAATAGCAATAGTAGCTATGGTTAGAAAACTAACTGATATGTTAATTCAATCCTCTCCAATGTTACAACAAATGTTAAAACTATTTAATTTTGGAATAATGTTAATATTAAGACCAATCGGAGACTTTATTGGATTCTTTCTCAGACCTATAATTCTATACTTTTTAAGAAATATTGCAATCCCTTGGTATAGACTTTCAAGAAATTGGTTTATGACAGCTGGTGCAAAAGCTGGTCAAGCTTTCATTAATAATCCAATAGGTTCAATTATAGCAACTCTTGGTGGGGTTGGTGGTTCGTTTATAATTAATATTGAAGCCATACTTGGTTCAGTACAAGGGCATCTTATGAAGCTTCAACTTGGAATTGAAAAATGGATAAATAACTTAAATCTTCCTTCACTAGCAGATTTTTCACTATTTGTTACAAATTGGGTAGATTCATTAGACCTTCCCTCACTAGCCGGTATTTCACTATTTGTTACAAACTGGATAGATTCATTAAATCTTCCCTCACTAGCCGGTATTTCACTATTTGTTACAAATTGGATAGATTCATTAGAACTTCCTTCATTTGATGGAATTGGAGCTGGTATAAGAGCGTGGATATTAGAACAGGTTAGTAAATTACCGGGTTGGGGATTAATAAATGGTTTTATAGACAGATGGATTGGGCATTTAGATTTTTCACTACCTACATGGGATGTATTTATACTAGATATAACAACATGGATTGATGGGCTGAGTCTACCAACATGGGATGATGTAAATGCTAGAATAACATCAATTATGTCTAGTGCTCAGGAATTAATGGATTTAGTATGGGGATTGATAACTGGGTTAATAGACATGATAACTGGTGCAGCTCAAAAACAAATACAACAAACAGTAATAAATCCAGTAATAATTGCGTTATCTGATTCTAACAATAACGGAATACCAGATTTTATTGATGATATTAAAAGCTCCCTAAGTGATTCATTAAAGAGTGTGTTTCCATAATGGGTAGTATATTTATAGTTAAATTTGTAGCCAATTCAACTACTGAATTATATAGGTATAAATTGGGTAATTTTAAACGATTACAATATAATATTAATACCCCTGTAAGTCCAATGCCACTACCAGAAGAAGATTCTAATGAAAATGTACTTATAAAAATTGAGGGTAACAGTTCTGATATAACATTAAACTGGATTGTAAAAGACAATAATGGAGTTAATTTAGAAACAAAATTTGATGCACCAACCGGATTTCCTTCTTCAACAGTAAGAGAACAGATAGAATTTATCAGGAAAGAATTTAGACCTAAATCAATCGCAGATAGTTATCAACTAATACTTCGACTTGATAATGCAGATACCAGTCAGGACATTACTTTTGACGGTACATTTGCACAGTTTGGTTTTGGCATGGCAGATCCCGAATTACTTACATTTAAAGCTCAAGCAAAGTTCTTTGAAGGAAACGTTGCATTAGGATTTGCAGTAGATGTTTCAAGTGAACCACTTAATTTAGTAGTTACATCACCCGCATCTGGTGAAATAGATGCAGATTGGGATGTGCCTCAAGATCCCGGTACAAGTGCCCTTACTCTTTACAGGGTACACTACAGAAAATTCGGAACATCAGATCCTTTTCTGTTTACAGATGTAAGTGGTACTCCACCAGTCACATTCCTAGATGATATATCAAGTGGTGGATTAGATAATGAAGTATATGAAGTGGCTGTAGTGCCTTTTACAGTGTTAGGATTTGGCAAACCATCTAAACTTAAAAATGTAGTGGTGCAAGCTTAGTATGCCTCTTGTTAGATGTATAGTGAAATCAAATGAGAGTCCTTTTTCAACACACGCATATTTTCCTTTACGTGCGATTGTAAAATTGGAAGGTAATAAAAAACCAGATACACTTGATGTTTCATTTCCAACGAGTAATAATATAAAAGAGAATTTTGAGATAACTTACATACAGGATATAATAGATACAACTTATTTAAGAGCAATATACCCCATGCACTTGTCATGTTTAGATGAATCAGGATTTGATCAAGATCCTATAGATCCACCAACATCTAGGTTTGTTAAAGTAACATCGGGAAGATATAGAGGACACTATGCACTTGATTTCACAGCTGATGCTCAGGGAGTGGAAGTACCAAATGCACGAGTAGAAGATGGTGGAAAAATAGACCTATCAAAACAGTTTGATATACATATAAAATTTACACCTAATACAACACAGCTTCAGGATGGTACTAAAGAACCTATACTATGGTCACTTAAAGATGGTAACAAAGGTCTTGATATAGGATTCCAAGGTACTAATGGTGACGATCCATCATGGAAGGTACATATACTATATCATACAACTGGTGGTATTTTTTCGGCTCAAGGAACAACTAATGGTTTAATAATGCACACAGACGGATCTCCTGTCCATATAAGAGTGAAAAGAGGTCAAGATGGAAAAATAAAAGCTTATGTTGATGGTATTGAAGAAATATCAGTAAATGAATCTAGGACTATGCAACCTACAACAACTGTACCAATGGTATTTGGTGATACAGAAACTTCAACTAATGATGAGTATATAGGACAAATACATGAGATTAGAGTATATTGTGGAACTGATTTGGATGATGAAGAGGCAGAAAGAATTAGATGGTCAAAACCAATTCCACAGGTTATGAAGTTTGCGGGAAGGGTTGTTAAATTAACCAGTAACCAAGTATCAAATAAATTAATGTGTCAAAGTAATTCATTTAAATTTACAAAGGGAAAACTTGGTGGGGATGCAATAGAAAGTGGAGATCCACCAGTTGAACGTAATTTTAGAGAAACAACTATAGATTTTGATAACGGATCTGGTAACTTACAGATTGGTAACTTTATAACAGGTAGCTCAAGTGGTGCTAGGGGGAGAGTTATTGAATATATATCAGGGAGTTTAGGAGATGCAACTGCAACCATAAGAATACAAGATAGAGAAAGCTTTACAAGTTCATTTAAATTATATACAAATGGTGAAGCTTGTACGGAATCAGGAGTGTCTAGTGATTGGACAGGTAATTTTGTAGCTGATTCGGAAGTTATAACATATCCATCATTTACTCCATTATTACAAGAGGTGGTTGATGTAATAGATTCTAGTTTTACAGTGAGAAACGTAGATTTATTTGAGGAAACAACAAAAATAGTTTTTGATATAAGAAGTAATATACTTGAAATAGGTGCATTTTTCCAGTTTCTATCAGTGTTATTATTATATAGTGATACTACTATGTATATGACACCTAGAAAAAATATAATTATAGAACAGAATATAGGTCAGGCAACAGACTATGTATTTGATCAAAACGGAATAGAATCATCTGATACTGCTATTGCTTATCATATTAAAGATTCAGAAACAAACGATGTTAAATTAGTCAATGATGTTACACTTACAGGCAGGGCTAATGTTGATGTTATGGATCTTACTACTCCAACTCCAACACAAAGAAAATCATTTACACCATCATCGGGAATAATAAGAGCATTAAGAAGAAACGTACAACAAATAGATAATGAGTTTGATTTACTTGAATTAACCAACAGAACTGCTTTAGATTTACAGGGTGATATATCATTGGATGTTTCACCAACAAAATATTTAATACAATCATCTTCACCAATACACCATGTAAGATATAATCATACAGTACAAGTTAAACGTAATAACGGATATAATGATAGTATAACATTTGATCCAACAAGGGGTACTGATGATTTAGATGAAATTATGATTGTAAGACAATTAGAATACCATTATCCATCAGGTAAAACAATGATTAAGGTAGGAGAAAATGATATTGATTACTATGATGATGTTGTAAATACAAGTAGAATGAGTGACGGGTTATTAGATACTACACTAGACGAAACTACGATTTAATTTCTTGTATTTCTTTTAATACCTTAGCCCAAGTAATAACATCAGGCACTCTAAGATTTTCCTCTATTTTTGTCAATATCTTATTAGTATTTAAAACACTTTCATTCACTTCTTTTAACAGTCTTTCTACTTCTGCAAACATATAAATACATACATAACCATGTATTTATGTGTTTAAACATATAAAAACTGATATAATAAGACCATTCGCCAAGACTGACCATGATGAATCGGGGCATTATTATATTACAAATGAAGGTAAGAGATACCCAAGCATAACTACCGTACTCAAATTATTAGATACTAAGGAATGGTATGGTTGGTGGGTTACATCTGTTGCTAAAAAAGAGAAGATAAGTGAAACACAGGCTAAGGCTAGATGTAAGGAAATTGGTGATAACTCTATAAAAATGGGAAATATTATACATAAATATGCAGAAGATTATCTTAATAATGCTAAATATGTACCATTGAAAAGTGCAGAGGATATAGAAGATATTAACCCTGCTGATTTGTTTCAGCCTTTAATGGCACACTTAGCTTCTGCCACGACAATAGGAAATATATACGGAGTAGAAAAATCAATATATTCAGATGATTTAGAATTAGCGGGAACAGTGGATTGTATAGCAGAATATGAAGGAATGTTAAGTATTATAGACTTTAAAAACAGTAGGAAACGTAAAACTAAATCAGAGTGTGCTAAAAAAGATTACTTTGTACAAATGTGTGCATACGGTAAGATGTGGGAGTTTTGTACAGGACAGAAAATTAAACAAGGTGTGAATATTATTATTAATTGGGATGAAACACTAACAGTATTTAAAGTAAATTTAGATGATTATGAAGTAGACCTTATGAGAAAACTTGTACTTGTAGAGCAACAACAAGCCTTAAATACTACTTAGAAAACCTTTATATATGGTAAGGACATTTCAGAAAAAAGATGAAAGAACTGGCATAGTTAATTTAGAAATAGATAAACGCACTTTACCAAAGAAAAAACCACATAATGTAAAGGATTTGAACTTTGCAAGAAATCTACCGCCTGAGTGTAATAACTGTCCGTTTAGACCTATAGAAAAAGGTGGTAATGACTTATGTACTGAATATAAAGAAGATTCCTTATGTGTAATTAGAAAGGATATTGCTAAACTTGTGGATAAATATGGTGGTAGAACACTTGACTTGATGGAAGTAGAGTTTCATAATAACTTTGAGAAACTAATGTTTTTTGAGAAACTAGAAGATTATAAAGGAGAATTAAATCCCGAAGTTACCAAGCGTATAAACTCACTCAATAATTTGGGAAAGATAATTAACGAGATTAAAACAAAAAGAGATACAGTAGAAGTAACAGAAAAAACCACACTATCACAGGATGAGATACATGAGATAGCACGTACTGTTAAATTAACAAGGGATATATTCGATGAGTCTTAGAGTATTACCTGACATGGATAACATAGTAGATCCTGTCAAATACGCACAAGAGCTTGTAAAATGTGCCAAATCATGCTCATATTTTATAAAAATGTTTACAGGCTTTAAGGTGTTTGATTACAACAAGGTTTTCCTAGACTGTTATGATCGTTTCATTGTGTATCGTACAGGTAGACAGGTAGGCAAGTCAACCAATGCAGGGATAAAGGCAATTCATTTTGCCTACTTTGCTCCGCTATTTGCAAGTAATATAGATACAGGTGTGGCGAACGTTGTTATAGCTTCACTGTCTAAGGATCAAGCACATTTAATTTTATCCAAGATTAGTGAGTTCTTACACATGAGTCCTACGCTTAGTGGAAAAATTAGGAATGAAATAAAGACACAGATTACATTAGAGTGGTATGACGGTACGGGTGTTACCAACTTTATAGTAAGACCTATAGGAGATACAGGTGATTCACTTAGGGGATTTACTGTGCATTTCGCCATACTCGATGAGGCAGCTTATATACCAGAAGTAGTTTATAACGCTTTCTTGCCTAGTACGGTTACAACCAAGCCACATATTTTACTTACAAGTACGCCTAAAGGAAAAGCGGGACAGTTTTTCAAATCCTGTATGCAATCACACACTATATACGAACACGGCAAGCCTAAAAAATTACATGACGATAAGGATAAATATCCTTGGACACAGTTTCATGTAACTACATTTGACAACCCGATGGCAAAAGACGATCCACAGGTGCTTAAACTGATTGGTGGTACTACAAGGGCAAGTGAAAAACAGGAACTATATGGTGAGTTCTTGGATGGTGGTAACTCACTAATACCTTATAACCTACTTCAAGTGTCCTTACTACCTGTAAAACTAAGAGAGTTTGAATACTATGAATGTGGTGTAGATACATCAGGCAAAGGTGCAGATGAAACAGTTGTAACTATTGCGGGAATAAGAAATGGTGTAGTATATCCAGTAGAATGTTACACGGAACTTACAACAGAACAGCCAGCACTTGCTAGAAAACTAAAACAATTTAACAGAATATACGGACTAAGAAGGATATATATTGATGAAACAGGAATGGGTGACACGTTGATGGACTTGTGCAGGGATGTAGATCCATTGATGAATGTATATGGTATTAACTTCAAGTCAGATAAAACAGACATATATGTTAATTTAGAACGTTTATTTGAGGAACGACTGATAAATTTATCTCTTTTAGAGGACTTTCACAAGGATAAAATGGCTGAACAGCTGTCATATATGTACTGGGAACATGGTAAATTCAAAGATCAAGTACCTAAAGTTCGTAGTGAACACGCAGATGATTACTCAGATAGCCTCGCATTAGTAACATTTGGACAACAAAAAACTGATTTTATGCACGATGTATCGGATATTTTCACATCAGACTATGTAGGTGACTATGTTGGCTGGTAATACCAATATATTTAAATACCTACTATATATAATTTAACTATGCCTGATAAACCTATTGAGAATAAGGACACCGAAGAGTGGATAACTATAGGTGGTAAAAAGATGAGAGTTGATGCCGGTGAGGATAAAGAGGAACTTACAAGACCAAAAATGCCAAGTCTTAGGGGAGAAAAGGAATCAAACACAAAAGAAGCACAAAAATCAATGTATAAAAAGAGATTTGATCTGATTAAATCACCATTTAAACCAAGAGATGAAGTTGTTTTTGCAGAATATAAAAAATCAGGTATTGTAACAGGGCTTGATGGCTTGACAATTAAGATTTTGTCAGAAGGCAGAATGTACCCAGTTTTAAAAAATCACGTTTTTAAGAAATCAGAACTTATAGGTGATGTCCATTGGGACACAATTACAAATGTAGATAGGGCACAACTTTTAAAGTCGTCAAATCTACCGACATTTTATTACAAACAAAATTGGGGCAATCTTGCACCAGAAGTAAGAGAACAATTATTGAAGAATACAAGTCCAGCAGGGACAACTACAAGTACAACTGGTATTCATAATCCTATTTACAATCCGATAAACGAAGAGACAACTGTAGACGAAAGAATTAAACAGGAAATGAAAAGACAGCATGGAGAAACTGGTGGAAAAGAAAAAGATGTTGAAAAGACTGAAATGCCACCAGAGACAGAAAAAGAAAAACCAAAAGGTAAAAAGGATTCTGACGAAGTACAGCACAATCAGTATTAGGTTATTAAATTATGAAAAGAAGAGAAAAGATCAGACGTTGCAAGTGTCCTTGTAATAGGGAACTGCCTTCAAGATATAAAGGAAGAGAAAAAATATTTTTTGATTCACCAGTTTGTAGAAAAATTTGGCACGGAATGAATGGTGAGGATCAGAAAAAAAGATTAGACGAAATGGAACTGGCTAATTAGAATATGTTGGTTTAGGTTCACAATTAGCCGGATGTTTTTCTTCGTATGATCGAAGTATTCTTTCAAATACAACTGCATCACTTTCGTTACCTTTTCTTTTTACATCAGGCTGTGCATATTTTCTAAGTCTTTTCTTTTGTGATTTTAATATACTGATAGGAGTTGAAACCCTGTTTACGTTTTCTGGTCTTGCCATACCATAACTATTATAAGTGTGATATATAAAGGTTTATTGTAAAGGTTTATATTCTAGGATATGTATATTCTAACAATGACGAACTTTAATGATTTCGGAAACAAATCAGGAGATTCCATAAATCTGTCAAAGATCGGTGATAAGACATTCACCATACTCGCAGTAGAAGATTCACCATATAAAGCACAAGATGGTACTATCTCTCCGGGAGTAAAGATCACAACTGAAGAAACTTGGACAACCGACAAAGGCGAAGAAGTAAACAAGATTCATACGACTAGACGAGCAGTAGTTTCAAAGTTGACTGACGCAGAATTTGTGAAAGCTCTTGATGGGGGAGAACATTTCAAAGTGAAATGCCCTACAGAAAAAGTCAAAAACACCAGTGGTGGTAATGACTATTTCGACCTAGTAGCTGCTGTATAGGCACTACATCTTTTTTTTTTAAACGTTTATATTTGGGAATATTTATTGTAATACAATGACTATGAAACAAGAAATGGTAGACATATTGGCTGGTCTAAAAACACAATGGGGTATTCTCAAAGATGATAAAAAGACAAAAAAAGAAAGAACTGTTGCTTGCGGTAAAGTATGTAAATTATCTGAACAGGCTAAAGAAGTAGATCCAAAATGGGAACTATTAGACATGAATAACACTAAATATGCTGAATTTTTACCCACAGAATACGTGGCAAAAAGTGACGTAATTTGGGGAGAAGTACCAATAATGAGTACAGCAGAAACAGAATCGTTGATTACATTAAAAAGACTTGAAGCAATAGCAGTAGTAGAAATTCAAAAGAAACTACCAAATGAAAGAACAGACTCACAGAAATTTGGAATGATTGTAAGTGCATATACTGAGAAACTTATAAACATTTACATTTTCCAAAATTCTTAATTTTTTTAAAACTTTATATTAAGGATAATCTGATATATTAACATGGATTCAAACTTCATTAACATTAATTTGGATAAGATTGATGATATTATACATTTAGAAGTTTTTAGTGATGAGCATTATGGAGATCCTAAAAGGGATATTGAATTATGTGAAAGAAGAGAAAAAGCACTATTAGATGATCCTAACAGATATACTGCATTTGGTGGAGATCAGTTTAACAATATTATGACTTGGGATCAAAGATATACGATAGACGAGGGATTACCAATGCCTTCACTTACTACAGAGGTAGAAACATGGGAAGAACACCATGCAGAATTATTTGATTTAAACAGCAGTTTAATTTCACAAAATAAAGCACCTAAGATTTGGTACGGACTTGCAGGGAATCACGAATACCAAGATAAAAATATAGATCATGCTTGGATGAACAAGTTGTTTACACCTAAACATATCAAATATTTGGGAAGTAAGGGTTGGATAGGACTTCAAATAAGCCATAATGACAAGCCATTGAGAAGATGGAAACTGTTTGTAGCACACGGATTTGGTGGGGGAGCAGCTTTGGAAAAACCATTGGAAGATATGAAAGTAAACAATTATGCAGATGTGTTCCTTATGGGACATTTACATAGAAAATTCATTACCCAACAGATTGTATATGATTATTCATTTGTAGAGCACGATTATGTTGAAAAAGAAGTTGTACTTGGTAATACAGGCACATTTGCTAACAGTATTCTCAAAGGTAGAGATAGCTGGTGGGAACACAGAAACAAGGCTGTACAGTCAAGACCGGGAACTATTACAGTCAGCTTTGATGCCTATGGTGGGAAGTTATCATGTCACTTATAGAAGATGATGATAACCTTAATGGATCTATTATAGGAAAGACAAATTCAGATGTATCAAACGAGCAAATATATAAACCAAAAACTATAATGCGGGATAGAATAATTGAGTATATATTAACACATGAAAAAGTACAAAAAGACGAATTATTCATACATATAAGTGGAAGTGGTGTGTGCAGTACAATCATATTAGGTCTTGTCAGGGCTGGTGTAATATTAGAAACAAAGTTTGATTGCGGAAATTGTGTTTGGTACTCGATAGATCAAGAAAAGATTAATATAGCCTAATGGTTTAAAATAGGCATGAAGTTTCCTCAATCTGGTAATAAAATATGGTATAATAGAGCCTTTTTATACTGGCACAGATATGCTCATGATCCAGATTTTTCTAGTGAATTGTTCTTTATTATGAATGAATTAGGATTTATACTACCTCGTGAGGGCAATCCTTAAATAGTTTTATTAATATAATTATTCATGTATATATCTGATAGGTTGGATCTTGAAGAAAAACTAGCTTCTTGGAAGGATAATCAGCCTAATTATTTATTTAGAGGAGTTGAATATAACCCTAGTGATAATGTTATTGCACAAGTATTAAGAGAAGAGGGTGGAAAAACCATTGAGGACTATTTCTTTGGAGCAAATATCATAACAACTGATGGAACATTTTTCTATTTAGAATTAATGGCTGGTGATTCACCAGCAAATCCTTTTACAGCTGGATCTATGGCAATAAATAATCCGGCATCAGCAGATTCACTAGCAGTTGGAGATAATTGGGCAGATGTCAGTTCACCTATTGCTAACAGTTTTGTAGCTGGTCAAAATATAACAGCAACTTATCCAAATCTAAATAATGGAGATGCTGGAAATCCCGGTGGTGGAGCAAGTATTCTAACTTGGAAACAAAGTTGGACAGGTGCTCAATTTATAAGTGGTGGTACTACCATTAAAGGTGGAGCAATAGTTAAAGACAATACCCCAACTGGTACAGATCCAATATTAAATCACTGGAACTTTTCAGTAGCTTTTGGTAAGTTAAACACAGAGCCATTAGACGTTTGGGTAAATCATTCACTGGTGGGTGTATAGCCTTGGATATTATAGACGTAGGTGAAACCGTATATTTTTCTAAGGGAAAGCCAAAGAAAAAAGGTACGGATTCAAATGCCTGATTTTAATTTATTTAATAATAAATTATCAGATTTGGAATTTCTAAGACAAAAAGAATTAGATGGTGATTTAATTAAAATAACTGGTACTAATAGTGGAACAGGTGATACAGTCTCATACGTGCCAGTAACAGGAAAAACATTCTTTCTGATTTCAGCTTCACTTACAGTCGAGAGTGTTGATCCCTTTGCTACTCAACATAGTGTTAGGGTTGAGTTACAAAATGATGGAACAACTAGAGATGGTTGGTTTCATTACCATGACAATTCTCCAAGTGAATTGTCTAGCCTCAAAAATGATTTTAATATGATTGGTGACTCCTTGGTAGGAGATTCTGCAAAGGCTTATAGTATAGATATAATCTCAAATAGTTTCTCTGAAACTATACGTGGAACAATAGTAGGATGGATTGAGGACACATGAAAGTTACAGTTATTGATTGCCCTAATTGTAAAGAACAGGGGAGAGGAGATTATCTTGGTGTTATTAGTGACGGCACTGGATATTATCATCTCCACAAATGCCTCAAATGCAAGCAACACGTTAGATATGACATTAAGAACGGAGTGAACTATGCCTGATTTTACTAATTTTAATTTTAGATTAGGACTAACTAAAACTGAGACATTATTTCCAACACAGGACAGGGTAATTGGCACAGTTAACAGGGAGTTTACGATGGATTCAAATTATTCTGTATATGTTTTACACGTTGCTACTTCAATACTCGGTGGAAGAAGTGTTGTTTCGGGTTCGGATTTTGGTAGCCCTGATAACGCCATAGATAGTAGTTACACACTACACGCAGCTAAAAATATACCCGCAGCTGATGTTTCAGAAAAAGAGCTTATTGTTGATTTTGGTAGTGATGCAACAAGAACAATCAGTATAAACACTGGTGGTAGGTCATTAGGTAGTAATGCGTCATGTGTTTGGAAATATTATTTAAGTGATGATGATATAAGTTATAGTGGTTCTACTACATTTCTTAATAAAACCTATGTTCCAACTGAGGAAAGAACAAACGATGATGATTTAGGCTCACTATCAAGTTTTAGATATTTAAAAATAACAGTCGCCTGTCCAAGTATTGTAGATGTTAATATTGATTTATTTGAGATATGGGAGCCATCAGTATCAGGTGGAGTGTCTGCACTCACGTTTGAAATTCTAAACGATGAAACATCAGCATGGCAGACTGTAGCAACAGCCACACAAATAACAGATCCAAGTACAGGTGTAATTACAGAAACGCTAAATAAATTCGATTTACCAAACTCTATAGCTGGAAAACTTCGATGTAAACTTGTCACAACAAATGGTTCTTCAAACGAAAGCGTGTTTATTATAAAACAAGGAAATACGGGGTTATAATATGCCTGATTTTTCGACCTTCCAAGGAAAGCCAAAAGAGATCGACATATTCAAAGGCATATATTCTCATCCAAATGCGACCACAGAATCAAATGCCCTTGAAATTACTGCCAACAAAAACAATGTAGAGATTTCCTTTGATATGATTAATATCACACAGGACACAACAATTCGAGTCTATGAGAAGGTTGATGATATAAACTATCGTTCAGTGTCACAAAAATTATGGACTACTGATTTTCCCACAAATGCCGAGGATGCTGTTGTTAATCTAAATGGAAAGGACATAGATCAGAAGGTGACATTTCAAAGTGCAGTCTTAGAGGGTTCTATTAAGAGTGTGCCACACGCAAGAGTTGAGGAAATAAGGAGTGATGACCAATGACTGAAATTCAAAATGCAGAGTCAAACCCTACAACATTAACCGAATTTAAGAGAACACAGCATGACATAACCACAACTACTGTTGACTTAGATTTGTTAGATAATGAGTATCAGACAATTTCCATAACTACAAATACAACATTTACGACCTCAAACAGGGCAAGTGGGAGAACCAAAACAATCAGAATAATCAACGATTCCACAGTACATACATTAACGTTTCCCGGTTGGGGGTTTGTAGGGACAAAGCCTATTGACATAGATATAAGTAAAAGAGCAATCCTAACTATCACAGCATTTGGTACTGACGACAGTGATATTATTTCAGCGTATGCGGTACAGGCATAAAATTGCTTAGTTTAACTGATCTGGCATTTCTTGGGAGAGTGGGTAAGGACACCACATGGACAGTTGAAAATGTAATATTTGATGATGAGGTGAGTGTCGCACCCGAAGAAGATGTACCAGCTGGCATATTTTTCAAACCTGATGGCACTAAATTTTACATTTGTGAAACAGGGGCATCAAAGAGAGTGCATCAATATGGCATGACAACAGCATGGGATGTGTCAACTGCAACGTATGATAGCAAATTCAAAGCAATAACTGATCCCTTGGCTACAGGTGTGTTTCTCAAATCAGATGGAACTAAAATGTTCATATTGGGTAATAATAATGATCTTATTTACTATTTCACCTTATCAGTAGCTTGGGATGTGTCAACTGCATCACAGAATGGAACTTTTTCTGTAGCCACACAAACAACTAGCCCAGCTGGAATATATGTTAGAGATGATGGACTCAAGTGTTACATAGCTTCCACATCCAACAAAACCGTATATCAATACCTATTAACAAGCTCTTGGAATGGAGGCACACTTGCTTATGACAATAAATCATTTAATACTGGTGCTTCACCATCATTTACAAGTTTTCTGTCTGGAGTTTTTTTCAAAGATGATGGATTAAGGATGTTTGTTATTGATGTTGGTGATAAAATTTATCAATTCACCTTATCAGTAGCTTGGGATGTCTCAACTGCTGTCTATGATGGAGTGTTTGCTAATATTAAATCTCAAGGAAGTCAACATGGAGATATTTTTATCAAACCAGATGGGACAAGATTATACTCACCAGATGCAGGTTCGATTGAGGTGGTTCAGGAGTTTCATATTTAGATATGATTGAAATCTTTATATTAGTGGAGATTATGGTATAATATGGCATTAACAGAAGGAGCAAAAGGGGAACAATTAATGACTGGTTCAGCTGCAAACCTATTTTCATCTGTAGCTGTATTAACTCATTTTGCAGCTTATATATATACAGATCAATTACAAGCTGGTGATACTATTCATATTGTAATATATGTGCATGATCCACAGGATAGCACAGAAAGAATATATGATGAATTTGATGTTACAGGTGTTCAAACAAAAACAGCTGTTTTTATTCCATTTCTTCCAACAGATTCATATAGAATAACAGCACAGCAAACTGCTGGAACAAACAGGACAATTAGCTGGGTTAGATACGAGGCTTAGAAATGACTCATGTCCATCGACATGATATATCATTTTTAGGTGGTGCTGATACATTTATTGCTGAGGCATTAGAAATATCAGAAACAAATGCAGTTTTAAAAGCACATGAAGAACCTGTAACAGAGGCACTACAAATGTCAGAAGTAATATCTCATTCTATAATAAGAGGTCACTCGGTAGATGAGGCATTAGAAATATCAGAAGATATAAGAGCTGTGCTATTAATTGCACGATCAGTGGATGAATCATTGGAAATATCAGAAGATTTTGCAAGAGTAAAACTATTGATGAAATCAGTAGATGAATCATTACAAATATCAGAAAATGCAGAATTTATGAGAGTTTTGAATAAATCAATAGATGAATCATTGGAAATATCAGAAAATACTGAGGGTGAAATACTTTTAATAAACCAGTCAGTTGATGAAGCATTACAAATATCAGAAGATACTAACAGTAAAATACTTTTAATAGGACATTCTATTGACGAGTCATTACAAATATCAGAAAATACATCATTTCAAAGAACACAATTAAATAAATCAGTAGATGAGTCATTAGAGGTTTCTGAGGAAGTTAATGGTAGATTATTGACTGGATTAGTACAAAGAGCCAATATAACACTTAAAGACAAAAACACAGATATTACTATGAGTGATAACGAATAACCATGACCAATATATTTATAACTGATGAATAATATAAATGAGTGATCTAAAATGAGTGTAAGAAGGCAAGATTTCGGGACAGAGTTGGAAATATACGTAGATAGTAATAAGACATTTCAATTTACAATAATAAATCCAAGTACAGGATTAGCACAGAATTTAACAGATACAGATGTATATAACACAGGCTCAGTAAAAATATATAAACCAGATGGAACTATACTCATAACCACATCAGTAACATATACTGATAGAATAAATGGTATTGTAGAATTTACAATAGTAGATACAGAGTCAATTATAGCAAATGCTGGAAACTGGATAGGTGACTTGGAACTAATAAACGATACAAGCGATATAATAGATCAACAAAAATTCAATTTTAATATCCTAGTCAGTTACTAGGGAAACTTTTATATTATACAGTAGTTATTAATTATCAATGAGTGAAGAGATTTCTAAACGAGTGCATGAGCATATACAAATGACAAAGGCTACTTTCCACAGCGAAAGTTATGCCTCTTTGGTTAAGGGTGGTAAGCCTAGATTCAGCGTAGAGCCTATGGTCTATGTTACGGGAGTAGGTTGGAACACTGTAGATCCAATGGCAAGAGGTAATGAGTTTATGATAGCATTTTATAACTACGTTAGGATAAAAGAATTAATGGGTTATGAACATACTGGTGAATCAAGTGCAACTATCAAGATTATATTAGAAAACTTGTGGGGTGAGAAGATTGACTGAAAAATGTATGTTTCCATTTCAAGGATGTACTTGTGGTAAATGTATTACAGGTGCGTATGATGGAAAAGTAGTACAACCTATTCGTACACCTACATCAGTAGATCCTTATTCAATTAATGATTTAGACCATATTGAATTTGTAACTAAAGACAGTGGTGAACGCAGACACTTTGACACAGGTGCTCAAAGAGATGTAGCAACAAACAAGGGGAGATACGATCTAATATCACCAATAGTAATGGATAGACTTGCTAAACTGATGGAAAGGGGTGCAGTAAAGTATGATGATCGCAACTGGGAAAAAGGTATGCCACTTCACGTATATGTTGATTCAGGCTTGCGACACATATACAAGTTCTTGGAAGGTCATAGGGATGAAGATCATTTGATCGCAGCTATTTGGAATTTTTCAGCACTACTACACATAGAGGAAATGATCAAGCGTGGGAAGTTATCGAAAGACTTAAATGACTTACCAAATTATATTGAGGAAGATAATGAGTCAAAGTAAACTTGCATCGTTCCTAGAATCAGTAAATGCAGCTGCGTTTGCAGCTCCAACAGCCATGCTGTTACACAAGGCAACAATTATTGTTGCAGGGGAGAATATGCTTAATGAAAATCAGGACTTGTATGTGTTTCTAACTTGGATTACATTCTTCCTACACAGCATAGCATGGAAGTTCGTTTTAAGAAGGGTATATGAACATTACGGTTATAAACTAGATCCCAAATATATTTATTATAAGATAAGAAGTGTAATAGCATGAAAAAGGGATGGAAGAAGATAGAAATAGAGGGAATTGATGATAAAATTATTCATGCAGAGGTAGATGGTGTACCAACAAAGGAGTTTAATAAGAATGAAAAAAGCAAAAAATAATCAGTCACAGTCGCATTTCTCATATAAGAATGATGATGTTGATTTAGTTGAAGTCGGACAATTTATTAGAGATACTTTTAAGTGTAGGGTAGAAAGAGAATGGTATATAGTTTTTGATAAATGGTCAGGTACATATAAAGGATTTACAGCAAGTACAGCAATAGGCTTTGCTAATACTGTTAGAAATCCCGACTTGATGATAATAAAAAACAATAAGATTAAACTAATAATCGAGATAGATGGTGGAATACACGACAAGAAGTTATTAGATACTGAAAAACGTAACGAAGATTATTTTCTTGCGGGATTACCATTTATAGTAATAAGCAAGTTAGAAATAGAAACAACTATATTCGACTTGGTATATAAAAAGGTTAGTGAGAAAATTGGTAATTAATTTATATGTAGGTAAGGAATTTGAAGAGTTCTTTGATCAGATAAAAGTAATATCTGAGGCTAATGGAGTCTCCAATGCAAAACTAATTGGAAAGGCTGTTAAAAACTATATAAAAGAACTTAACGATGATGTAGATATAATAAACAGGGATGCGTTTAACAAATTTTTAAAGACAGCAAAGAAAGAAGAGATATTAAATCTTAGTACACTTATATGTGAGCTAAACAATAAACTAATTAGAAAATGTCAGAAATAAATAGTATGCTATTAAACGGAGATAGTTTAATAGAATTAAAAAAACTGCCGGATAACAGTATTGATTTAATAGTAACCGATCCGCCATACGGTTATGCTTTTATGGCAAAGGAATGGGACAAGGCACTACCAGACAAGCGTATATGGAAAGAGTGTCTTAGAGTGTTAAAATCAGGTAGCTTTGCGTATGTAATGTCAGCACCAAGACAGGATGTTCTAGCAAGAATGATGATCGACTTGGAAGATTCAGGATTTAAGACAGATTTTACAAGTATGTATTGGGCTTATGCAACAGGATTTCCAAAGGCTATGAACATGGGGAAGGCTGTTGATAAGAAACTTGGAAAGGAACGTGAAATAATTGGAGAAGGAACATTTGGTGGACTGGGAAAATTTGGTAAAGCACAGGGGTTTAGACCAGAAGATTATATAAATAAGTTTAAGTCAGATGATCCTATATCAGAAAAGGCTAAAAAATTAAACGGATCATACGCAGGCTTTCAGCCAAAGCCAGCAGTTGAGGTAATCATAGTATGTATGAAGCCATTAAGTGAAAAAGGTTATCTTGATCAAGCCATGAAGAACGGAAAAGGGGTATCTTGGTTTGACGATTGTAGAATACCATCATCGGATAGTGATGAATATGACTTGGAACAAAGAGGTATAAGCAAGGCACATGGAATACAAAAAGATGAATCATTCTTAGATGAGATACATGATCACGACATGAAGCATGGCATAGTTGAAAAGGGAAGATACCCAGCTAATCTACTTGTGTCTGATAATGCAGTTGATATAGGAATAATAACAAAGGCAAGTGGTGGACAGGTTACAGCAGGGGCAGGCTTTAACAAGGTAAGGGGGTTTGGTGTAAATACTACAAAGGGTGGAGAAACAACACATCCAGTTACAGATACACCTAAAGATTCGGGTGATTTTAGTAGATATTTTGATCTTGATAAATGGTGGGAAACGTGTAAAGCACAATTTATAATCACACCAAAGGCTAGTAAGAGTGAGAAGAATAGAGGACTGGAGGAGTTCAAAGCAAAGCCAAAAGGAAAGGGCAACATGATAGGAGGCGAGAACTGTAATATGAAAACCGGATCTGGTAATGAAAGGAACTTATATTATTTAAACAATCATCCAACAGTTAAACCATTAAAGTTAATGTCATACCTAATAACACTTGGAAGCAGGGAAGGAGATATTATATTAGATCCATTCATGGGTAGTGGAACAACACCATTAGCAAGTAAACAATTAAACAGAAAATACATAGGAATAGAACGTGAGGAAGAATACTTTAAGATATGTTGTGCAAGAGTTGGAGTCGAGCCAACTGTTATTAAATTAGGAATACCTGAAAATGAAAATATTAAAGATGCTGAAAAAGATATGGATATGTTTACAGAATTAAGTTTTAAAGATATGGAAGAAACAACTATATGTGAGGTATGTGGTTCTAATTATGAGGGTATGACTTTTGAAGAACATGAAAAAAGACCATTTCATCAGGGGTGTCTATAATGACTGAGATAGATACCTTAAAGGAACTTGGGTTTAATCTTATACCATTAAAGCCTAGAAGCAAAGAGCCTATTGGTGGATTGAACTGGAAACAGTTTCAAGAAGAAAAATACAATGGTAGTTATCCACCATCATGTAACGTTGCAGTAATATGTGGCAGTACAAGTGGTAATTTATATGTTATTGATCTAGATGATGAATCACTATACTCTGAATTACCTAGCAGTATGATGGAAACATATACTGTCAAGACAGGCAAGGGGTTTCACTTATATTTTTACTATACAGGATTTCCAGCACCAAATAAAAAGTTAGATGATAAGCGTGGCAGACACATTGATATTAAATCACATGGGGGATATGTACTAGCTTCAGGTAGCATACATCCAAATGGTGATATATACAAGGTAATAAACGATTCACCAATCAAGACTTTAGAGGGAAGAGATTTAAAAAATTACCTAGAAGAAATGGGATTTAATGTTGAAACAAAATCCATAGAAGAGATAGAGGGTGGTATAAGCGAGGGTGGTAGGAATGATATGACATTCAAATATGCCTGTTCTATGATAAGAGATAGGGGATTATATGGAGAAGCATTAAGATTACAGGTAGATGAGTTAAACAGTAAACACAGTCCACCATTATCTGATAGTGAAGTTACACTTATTATAGATTCAGCTACAAAGGCTGAGAAGGCAAGCATGATCAAGCATATACGTGATGCTAGATCAGTAGTAGAGCAGTTGTCAAATGCACCAAAGGTAATTACAATGCAAGAGATAACTCCAAGCTTTGAGAACAAGCCTATAACATTCGACTGTATGATTATTGCAGTTGGTGAAAGAATGACATATACAGTTGAGGCAGACTGTTCATGTCTTATATGTCAAAAGGTAATGAGAGTAATATGTGATGATATGCACCAATTACAAATGCCATTCTGCATGAAACATAAAAGACCTTATGACATTGATGAATCTACAAAAGTTACAGCATATATACAGCAGTTAAGAATACAGGAATTTTTGGAAAATGCTAGAAATTCAAGTCCTATTCAGTTCGATGCAGAGATAACTGATGAATCAGTCGGGGAAGCATTTATAAGCGACAGAAAAACCATTACAGCAAAATTCAGAAGCGTACCAAAGAAGAACAGCCCATACAATAACATTGTATTTCAGATAACAGATATGACTGACTTGGAACAAAAGGAAGGTTGCCTGCCAACTCCCGAAGAGGTAGAAAAGTGGAAGAGTATAAATATATTTAGCAGGGTTACGGAGAGCATAGCACCAGACATATACATGAACAAGATGATCGTACAGTCGTTAATACTGTGGGCTTGTGGTGGTAATTCATTAAACGGCAAGCGTGATCTCATACACATGGCTATACTTGGAGATGCCCAGTTGGGTAAGACAGAATTATTACTTAAAATGCACAAGATATTGGTTGGATCAGGCTATACTGTTGGTAGGAACGTATCAGGTGCAGGGCTTACTATTGCTATGGTAAAAATGTATAACGGTGTTATGATACCCGAAGCTGGTTATTTTCCACAGCATACAGGACACCCATGTATTATTGATGAGATTGATAAGATGGAAAAGAAAGATCACAACGTATGTCTTGAAGTAATGGAGAACCAAACAACAACAAACAACAAGGCTGGAAGTCATGGTGGTATGACATTACCCACAGTATGCCAGTTATTAGTTGCTGGAAATCCAAAGAACGGCAAGTTTAACCCAAAATACCCTAGTGTAATGGATAACTTTGACATGGAAATGCCATTTGTTTCACGTTTTGATCTGTTATGGATGCTTACAGATGAGAACAGTCCTGAAACAGACATTAAAATCATACAACATATTAGAAGTTATGAAAAAAGAAAGGACAGATACATGAAAATGGATGAGTTACAGCGTTACTTTGAATATATTAAGACAATAGATGCAGTAATATCTGACAAGTTTTTGGATAAGATAGACATATTACACAGGAAGATGAGATTGCTTAATGTAGAATCTGGAGTGCCAATAGGAATAAGACAGTATCATGGACTATATAGACTGGTAACAGCCTGTGCCAAAGCACATTTAAGAACAGAGGTAACTGATGAGGACTTTGAGATAGTAGAGAATATAATAATAGAGTCATACAAGAGTATGAAGATGGACTTGGAAACGGGGGTGGTATCGGATAAAATGATAACTAAAAAGAATACGTTTGATACACAAATACTTGAAGTATGGAAAAGTTGTATGGATAATGATCTTGACGGTACGGTTGACAAGCAAGAGTTTATAAATGCACTTAATGTTAAACGAGAAAAACTTGATGGTGGAAGGATAGCTAATAACTTGTTAGATGGTGTTGGATTTGTATTTGACAACGACATGGAAAGGTGGAAGAAAGTTGGCTAAGACAAAATATGAAGATGGTAAGACTTCTGTATGGGGATTAAGAAAACTTGGTGGATATGCAGGGGTTAAACATACAGCTAAACAAATAATTGATTTAATACCAGATATAAATAAATATACATTATATGTAGAACCATTTGCAGGGCTTGGTAGAACTGCTGAACATATAAAAATACCAATGGTATTGAATGATTTGGGAAAACTATCAAACGAATATTGTAAAGATAAATTTAACGCAATAGTAGAAAACATGGATTTTAAGGAAACTATGATGAAATATGATAGCACTACAACTATATTTATTATTGATCCACCGTGGAGATTCGATACATATACTGAAACCTCTTATACAGTTTGTGACAGAACTGTTATAGAATACTATCAACAGATATTAGATATTGTATGTAATATACAGGGGGATTGGTTAATACTATCAAGTTATGACGAACATGAGCAGAAAGGAATACTTCGTAAGAGTAAATGGAATTGCAGAGAAGTACAGAGTGAAAAGCAAGTTATATTTGGTAAATATGCAAGGACTTTGATATGTTCAAATATATTTGGGAAAGATAATGGGTAAACTATCTGATCTCAAAGATCAAAGAAATGAAATGGATTGGGATCACCCAGATCGTGTAAAGATTGAGGGTGAAATCAACAGGATTGAACAATGGTGTATAGATAACAAGAAAGGATATGTCACAAAACTTACAACTTGGCGTAAAGGGCAGAAGAAATGGAAACCATTTGGATTTGGGGAAGAATTTGAACAAATAGGGCAGATAATAGTAGAGATAAAGCAAGACAAGGTAATAACTGCAAAATACAAGTGCGGTAAGTGTTGGAATATATGTATTCATCATACAACATATAATTACTGTGTTAAGTGCAATAATAAACCCCAGATAGTATATTGTTCATAACTTTTATATATAACAGTTACTCTTATATAGCATGGGAGAATTAAAGCAATTTGACAAGGTTTTTGTAGCCGAGGATGTTTTGAGTGGCGGTTGTTTAGATGAAATATGCGAACATTTAAATATAAAAGATATTGAAGAAGAAGAATGACATGGAAATACGTTGCAGGGGATAATTACGATTTAAAACAACTTAAAGGATTTAGAGATTTTTTTAAATCTGATTTTGAAAGTGCAACTAATGAATATATAAAATCACTCAATTATAGAAAATGGGGGTTGCCTAATTGGAGAATAAACCACCTTAGAATTAGTATGGGTATGGAAGAAGCAAGAACTAACTTATATACTATTATAAAAGTTATAGAAGTTATTGAGAGGGAAAATAAATAATGGCTAATTCCTGTGTTATCTGTTTTCATTTCAAAAAATTGAAAGGTAAAGAAATATGTTATGTTTGTAATGGGAGAAATGAACAATGCCTATAATTTGGAAAACAAAGAAGATTAACATACAGAATTATTACAAGATAATTAGACGTACTATAATATTCAATTCAAGCTATTCATATTGGAAGTTATTTAAAAAGGAATGGAAAGTAACTGTTATACCTGTTGATCAAGCAGGGGAATATTCCCAATTTTATCAGCACTTAGCTGGTAATGTTGAAAGGTTTAGCGAGGGTATTGCATGGGGAATAACAGGTATGAAAGAAATGGTATTGTTTGTAGTGGACAGCAGAAATCCATTCATTATAAGAAGTAACGCCATGCCTATATCACACGAATTACTCCATGCTATATATATTGATAACGTGGGTACATTCCATATCAAACGCTTCTATGATGCACCAGATGGTAACGAAGGTGATCGAGCACCAGCTAGTACGGTTATAGTTCACGATAATTGGTATGGTAGCAGAAAGACATTCAAATTTTGGATTGGTTGGGGAGTTGGTTGGTTGCCTATAACAATATCATACATACCATTACATATAGCAAGAAAAATATACTCCATTTAATTCTTTTAAATACTATTAAGCGTTGATTTACTGACCTTCACACTCTTGGAATAACTTACCACAAGTTAGACACCAAGCATGAGTATCTTCTATTCTTATTAAATGACTACTATACTTATCGTCACACAGTCTCATTTCTTCTTAAACCATACCCACAGGTATGTAAGCCTGCTTACAAATTCTGATTCCTTTCCATACTTATAAAACTTGATCTTTCCTAAATTACCAATTACTATACTACCGTCTAATATACAAGGCATTAGTTGTTGTGCGTACTTGTTACCCAAGTCATTCCAACACATTAGCATTACAATATCTATGTTATTTCTTTCCCATTGATCATACGCCTTGGCAACAAACTTACCGTTCTTTGATCTAGGTGGATTACAAAACACAGAAGCACCGCCAAAAGTTCCAGTTCCTCCATGTAGTTCGGGTTTCTTACACTTTGTATTTAGATCACTAATCTCATGCACTACCCATTCCTGTTCTAACGCATTTAGATCCTCGTCTATAAATTCATTACACTTTGCATTGAGTTCATCTGCACATACATCCAAGCCGAAATATAGTTTTGTTTTTTCTTGTAAATAATTAAATAACCATTGTGGTGTCTCAAAATAATCGTCTTTGTGTGCTAGGCTCATTGATATATAATTATTAATGCCACATTTAAGTCTTTGTCATTTTTCTAGCCATACTTAACTTATTCCAAAGTTTATCTCCATATCTGCAAGCCTGTCCTAGTGCATGATGATGTGTGTTACATAAGAACATGAATCGATCAGGGTTATTAACTATTAATGGATATAGATCAGTTAGGTATTGCTTTCTGTTTGCATCATTGTGTGGTAAATACTTCTTATCACTATATATAACATCATTGTTTACTAAATATCTTCTATGGTGTACTACCATTCCACGCTTGGAAGTTATACATCCACACATAAAACATTTGCCAAGACCGTGCTTGCATTTTTGACCACACTTTGCAATCAGTTCAGGTATATCTCGTTTAAGTGTCATATACTACTTGTGTTAAACTGACCTTTTATATAAGCGTTGAAGTATTTACCCTTACTCTTGGCTTGTTTAAACAAACTCCAAGTTTCTTCATCAACGCCCTCACACTCATATATTTCACCCTCTTCTCCTATATATATCTGCATACGCTGAGTTTCACTATCCCACTTTGCTCCCATGATCCAACTACTTCCCGCAAAACTATCTTCCATTAGTCTAATCCAAGCTCCCTTTTTATTTCCTCTAATGTATAAAACTTACCATCTTCAAATTCCTTTAAACTTTTTTTAATATCTTTCATATCTTGTGTATTTAATTCATTATACCTCATGTTTTTATGTGTTAGACATGGACAAAACTTATCAAACATCCAGTTTAGTATGTTAAACATATTACTTATTACCCAAGTCCTTATATAAATCTTCGTGTAGCAGATTCTCATGGATCAGATTCTTTATGAAATCAAACAACATACTACGTTGCTCAGGCGTTTTATATAGTTTTAACATAAACTTGTTTACGAAATCATCCTGAAACGTGCCTAGATATTTGTCCAACCCATCCTCCTGAAGAGTGGGGAGCAACTGCTGAAGTTTATTTAATAGTGTCTCACAGTATTGATCGGGTATTGGTATTTGATTAATACCAAATTTAAGTTCAACATTCCTAATCCATTCCCAAAACTCTAACGCTTTGTTCATTTTCCTTTTTCTAATTCTTCATTATCAAATTCATTTTTAAGATAATTAATACCTCTAAAATACAAGTGTATTGTTTCTTGATTCCTTATATACCAATAAAGGCATATTATGATGGTAATAGGTAGTCCTATAAATGGTATCAAAAGTAAAAACATACTTAGAGCTGGTAATAAGAATAGTCGTCTTGCTTTAATCATTACACTTACACCCTATTTCTACATGATCCCAAAACCATATTAAAAATACTGCGAATAAAGAAACACCTATAAAAATATCAAGTGTGATAATTAGTGCAAATACAAATTTATGTATTGGAAATAAAAAGGCTATATTTGGTAATAGACTAGCACCAAATAATATAACCCAACCTTGTTTACAAGTGAATGGTAGTTTTATATTAATCAATTCATTTCAATCCCATACTCTACTCTACCACCCCTTGCTCTTAACTGTTCCTTATACTTTGTACTTCGGGGTTTTTTGCGTAAACGTGTACTACAACATGGACAATATAATCCCGCCCAATTAATATATAAAGAGCATATTTGACACCTACTTTGACCACTTTCATATCTGCCTTTACCCACAGGTTTTTTAGCCTTATACCTTAGACATTCTACACCATTACAACCCATTATTATTCATTCCTCACTATTTCTGCTGTTTTTTCATCTACGTGAAATTCATTCCAATCTATATTATCCTCTTCATTAACAATTTTACGTGTACGTTTTTTCATTATGGTTTATACCCTTTTAATGTATCTAATATTTGAATATAAGCCTTTACGAATCCCAAATAAAAATACTGTGATGGTTCATCTCTTGGCTCTAATTCAGTCATGGCAATTATCTTAGCCTGCTTTAATAAATGATCAATTACTTTGTTGTTATGTCTTAGTTTATTCATGTTTAATAGTCTCCCAATATTTAAACTCATATACTTCATACCATGATTGACCACAATCGTAACATTCAACGGATTGACTCATAGTTTCATCAATGAATGGTTCAAACACATTAGTATTAAAACTTTTACACAATGGACAACCATTAGGTTCTTTGCTTCTATTCATTCCAATCCTCTTCTATTACTTCACCATCTGAATCATCATCAAGACTATCATATACCATTAACATTTTACACATATATTTATCCACCTTGTTATATTCTGTAATTGCCTTTAAATATGTTTTAGCGAGTATTTCCTGTTGTGGTGATCCCAACTGTTCCTTGTATTCATATTTTTTCCATATCAATACTTCATATTTTGTATTCATTATAATATCATTACCTCTTGTTTTTTATTTAATAGTTCACAATACTCATCAGCCTCTTCTTCTGAATTAAATGAGGCTATCCATTCCTCATCTTCGGGATCAGTTTGGATATAAAACTTATCACCATCTTGACAAACACAGTATTCAATAACCTCAACAAGTCTTAACTCTAATGGGGATTCACCATCAGATTCAAATACTTGATATTGTTCATCACCTATCTGTAATATATCACTATCAGGATCAAATTCCATAATATTCAAACCATGTTCAGCCAAAACATGACCTCACACATTTTTTACATACATTCATTCCTTTATCAGTATTTTCAACTGTTCGTGTTATTGCACACATACCGCAATCAGTTTCAGCGTTAAATATTGAATTACCATACTTATCATATTTTACTGTATTCATTTAACTATACCCCACACTATAACGTTGCGTTTTGTTTTATGGTCTAATTTCTTACCTCGTCTTACAACTAAGCCTGATTTTACAAGTTCATTAGTTCGGGGAGTTATTTGATTTATAGGTACATCTAATGCTACTGATATTTCCCTATTGCTTGCAAATCCAATATCCTTAAACATATCATACACTACCTGTTGCCTTTCACCTAGACCGTATAATATACTTTTGTATGCTTCCATAGATGTATCGCTAATCAATCAAAATCAACCTCTATTATTTGCTTTTCAACGTCTATGATTTTAATATCATTGATGATAACCTCATCGCTATACATCAGTTTTACTAATTCATATAAATCATAAATATCAATCAATCTCGATCATTCCTCATATCTGCTATGTTTGCACCATAATCTGCTCTATGCTCATCACACATCATATCAAAATCTTGATCTGTGTCGCCCGTGCAATCCTCAATTCCATAAGAACATTCTTCGATCATATTTTTAATCTCTCACATGAATCACACTTACACTTAACTGCTTTGTATATTTGGTTTAATCCAGTTTGTACTATATGATCATAGTCTTTGATATTAGGAATATCAAGCAATATTTTCTTTAATGCGTGTATTTCATAATATGACAATTTTACTGTTTTGTTTCTGTATATTTTAGGGTACATAATAGTATTATATATCTTGTATAATATAAATGTATGTTTTAAAAAATAGGATTAGGTATTTATTAGATACCTTTTTTCATTTCTTTAAGATGTTTTTTTTCTTGATTGATTTTTTTCTCAAGTTGTTTCATGTCTTTTTTATATTCACTCTTGTATATTTTTTTGTAGCATTTCATACAGTATTCATTATATTGCATACATTGATAGGAATTATATCCTAGTTGTTCACGCATACATTTTTCACCCTTATCCATGTGTCGCCTACATTTTATACATGGTGTTCCCCAACGTCTTATCCTAACTGTTGATTCATAAAAGTCACTTATAGTCATTTTCTATACTCACATTCGTTTATATGTTCTTGTTGTGAATATTGATCTACTTCCTCGTTACAGCGATCGCAATACACTCTTACTTCGTATGAAAAGTCTTTTTCTAATTCAATTTTTTCTGTTGTAGTTGTCATTGTTATATTATACGCTATTAAACATATAAACTGTTCCAAGTAAACCAAGATCACCAAGTATTGTTATATATACTATTAACAAAACGCAAAATTTCTTGATATATTGTTTCTTTATATACTATATATATTAATTAGCGTAGTTTGAACTGGTTGCTGGTAGTGTTGTACACCTATTCAGGAGTATTTCGTGCCTAGAATATCACTCTGCTGGCGGATGTTCCGGATGCACCCGTGATGCACACAGCTCCATGTGTTGCAATATGTGATAATAGTATTTTGTGGGGTTTTAGTTGTTGATAAAATATAACACATTATACATCAAAGTTATCATCTTTAATGTGAAATACTTTTTTTTGTAATTTATTAACAATAAATTCTAAAGTACCCTCAAGATCATCTAACATTTTATCAGTTTCTTCTTTGGTTAATCCAAATTCATTTCTTGCTTGTAATAATATAGACTTGGTATAATTCATTGGTACTTTCATAGTTGCCACAGCTCCAAATATTACGCAAAACATTTCTTTGTTGGTAATCATGTTGTTATACACATAACACTTCCTAATATATACTTTCCCTATACTTTTCTTTTATATACTATTAAGCGTGTTTTTAATATTCTTCAACTGGGGTGTAGGAGGATGACGCTTCTTTTTAGGCACGAATTATCTGGTTTTACGGCATATTTTTCCTGATACATACATACTGTACGGCATAACCGTATGGTTATACGAAAAAATTTCGTATAACATTTTTAGGATATTATTATCCAAACTACTTTGCCATAAATAAAATTACCCATTGGCTTAGATTTAGTTCCATCACGTTCTGAATACACTATATGAATGTTATGCCTACCCATTTCATGCCTTGATTTTCTAATATCTATTAATGGATCGTTATTATCGAATGTTTGATCACATAAACTGCATTTAATTAAGCCCAAATAAGTCGTCTCCTTTTTTTCTGAAGGGTGACGCTCCCCGTTGTGCCGTATTTTCGTGCCTAGAAGTAGCATCTACACCCCGCATGGTTTGGTTATTTGTATATATACTCAGGTTATTATTACTATATAAGATCATACGCCTAGCTCATCCTCGTCAGGCGTAAAATCAAATAAATTAGTCATATCATTCAAGTGATCATGTATTAATTGCCCTTGTCTAGTCATGGTTACTTGTTGTTTTTCAATATACACCAAGCATTGAGTATTATTAACTATGACATTAATACGATCATACAAATTATTTTCGTACTTATCAAGTTTTAATAAATCATATTCATTGACATTAAATAATATACCGTCTGTTATACTTCCAAATTTGTGTTTAATTGTTAAATATATTGAATAACTACAATTTACCAATTCATAATTAAACAATCTAGCGGGGAATGAATTTGTATTATGTCCTAATATATTAGATCGAACATAATCATCTATTAAAGTACCATACGTGAACATTAACATTTAATTTATTCCTCGTCTTTTGGCTCAATACTATATATAGTCATAAGTGGCTCTTTACTGCAAAATATTATTTCGCACACTTCACATAAACAATTATTCTTTACTAATCTAACCATAGGCATATTATTATGACAATATAAGCAAGTTACAGTTTTTCTATAATATAACATTTGACTATTAAAAAACGTACTCAATTTAATATCACCAATTTATTAGAACATTCCTTACACATATTACTTGATTTTTTATTATATTTAAAATCAAGCAAGCATATACAGCACGTTTTATTATATCTTGAATATGTCATTTTAAGCGTATTCCTCATAATCTAAAAGCATTTCACATTTAGGACACATTGGCTTATTATCCTGAATATACATCGTTTTATTTTCTAATTCTTGTTTTAAACGAAGTGGAAATATATTAAAGTCGCATTTTTTACAAAACCAATCGCCCATTAAGGCAGATCCGACTTTAAACATTTTCCTCACTATTTAAATCTTTGTGGTAATCAGTCCATAAATGTTCTCCCATTATTGAAATTTTATCAGCCACTCTAAACATGGTTTGATGTTTTTCACAAATAACAGAATCAAGATCCCATTTTCCACATCCGCATTTATAATGTTCTGTGTTCATGTTTATCTTTTGTTCATAGTTCAATATAAATCAACCTCTGATTTTATTTTTTCTGTTATATACTTATTAGCCTCAAAACATGACATACACAAAGTTAAATCATACACTTTAAAAAAGTTGTAAGACAATATTATACATTTACATCGATCGCACTTTGTCATTTTATTTCATGTCCTTTTGAAATTGTTTTTTATTAATATTTTCTCTATATTCTAAATAATCCTCGTTAGATTGTCCTATTGTATTTAATGTTAAGTTTTTCAATAAGTTAATTACATCACGCTGAGTTATATTGGCATTATTTAACATTTTAATAATTTTATCGTAGCAATCGCCTACTTTATCATGTTCACCAAATTCTGTGATATTATTAATATCATGGTAATTTTTTAAAGTTAATTGCGTGATCATATCATCTTTAAAACTCATTTTAAATCAACCTCACAAGAACAAAACACACACATATCTTTAAAGTTTGGTTTGTTAATATTACAGTTTTTACTATGTTCTTTATATACTCTTAACATACTAAAAACACCTCGATATTTGTTTTAGTGTAAAACCATTCTCGATCATTCTCCAAATTTTGTTGGAATTAAAATCAGTCATGCCTAAATGATTGATTATTTTTCTCATTGACATTCTGCCAAATTGACTTGGAAATGTTCTAATAAAATCCTCACTAATAAAATTAGTTTCCAATGCGATCGCTAAATATGGGCACAAAATACTATTTTCCTGATTTTCATGTGCCTTTAATAATACTCTACTTATCAAACTTTGTGGATAAATAGCTTGTTCATTTGTCATCTTATTGACCTCAAAAAGTTTATTTCTATTGTTAATAGGCGTTTTTTGTTATGAATTTTTAAACTCACATTATTTATTAAGCCTATGTATCTGGTAAAATCACAAATTTTAATACTTTGATTTTCTTTATATAGTCTTAACAAGAGCTTTGATTCTGTAAATGTTTCCATCTCTTTTCTTTTATATAGGTTTAAGGTCATTGGTAATACTGCTCCCAAGCTGGTGTAAATTGGTTATCCCCTTGAATCCATCGGGATTTATTTCCATAAATATCATCAAATAGATCGTAAATATCGATCATTAGTAAACCATCGCATAAACGATCTAATATCTCATCGTCTGTTACCTGAAATTCTTTTACGCATAAATCATAATACTTTAAATCAGTTTTTGTCTTTAAAAAAGCCTTGATTTGATCGCTTGTCATATCGGGATTAATATTATTAACTTTTTCATTCCAATTCATTGATTTTTTTTCTTTATATACTGTTAACGCTTGTTTTGAGATGTTATCTTTGAGATTTTTTTCAGTTTCCTTGGCTTTTTCCTTTTTTTTACCATTTACCCACACGCCATAATTATTATAATTTTCATTATATCCACCATACCAAGCGTTATCATAATTAAACATACTGTTTGTTGTTGCTGTTTTTTTAACAAAGTAATCATTAGAGCATTGGTTATCGTCAACTTTAACCCATGAACCAAATTTAACAATCCCTTTTTTAGTTAAAATACTAAATTTATTCATAGTCGAATCTTTTATTATGTCATTTCCATGTCGATTTAATAAAAATGCGATCACTCTTGAATCGCTTAATTCACCTTTTGGGATTTTAGCTGGATTATCTTGGATTGATTTAATGAGCATTTTTTCCCAATTTGAAACCGTTCCGTTATGGAATAAAACGTCAAACTTTGAATTATCCACGTGAAGATCGGTTTTTACTTCTTTTGAAATTGGAAATGGGTGGCATAATTTAGGGTTTACATTTCCCACGCTTGCAATTCTAAAATGAATAATTGCAGTCTTAACTTTATTTGGAATTAATCTTTTTTCAATTATTTTGATGATTTTTTTAGCCTTTAATCCTTTTCTGTAATTGATTTTTCCTTTTTCTAACCATGCGATCGATCCGCCATGACTATTCATGGATTCAGCATCTTTTAAAGTCTGAGATTTTGGGAATTTTCCATCCTCAATATTTATTATTACACACATGATTAGATTAAACCCCTTTGTATATTAAATGTATCTGAAAATTTGCATATTTTCAAATTTTCTTTTATATATGAATTAGCGTACATTTTAAGTTGATCCTCTAAAGGTAATTGTTTTAATTTCACCTTTTAATTCTAGGTAATCCTCAATAATTTGTATAATTTCTAAAGTGGCAGAAATTTGTAATTTTTTACTCTTAAAAGTTGGTAATAAACGAAATTCTAAAGTTTTTCTTTGTTGATTGTTATAACAATAATTTAATTGAGAATATCGTTCAGACATTAAATTTCTAGTCATATCTCTTTGAGCTTCACAATTAAATCTATGCCAATTATATTCCGTACCGTTTTGACCTACACGATCCCAAAATGGTGAATTTGCTCTAATGTGGTTTTTTGTTCCCCATTCATTCATTCGTTTTAAGGTATATTCATAAAATTCTGTACACATTAAAGTCATATAATCGCAAGCTGATTTTAACGAAACGTGGATATGACCTCCACAATGAGAATTTGTGCCTTGAGGGTGGCATTTATCAATAAATTCTTCAATTTCTGAAACATCTAATTTATTACTAATCCATTCCCCGATCCCACTTTTTTCCATTTCCTTAGTGCACCTACATTCGTGATATGGGCACGTGCAATAATTATCAGATAAGTGATTAAAACCGACTACGCTTGAATCGCTTGTAAAATGACCTTTAAAAAATGGGATTAATTGGAAATTACCCTCTAATTCAATTCCAACTTTATAAATTCTATTACAAACTTTTGTATAAGTTGTAAGACCATGAGATAAATCTCTAATTGTTATTGTATTACTCATAATAAATCAAATCTCCTAATGTATTTTTTCATTAATTTTAAGTAAACTTTGAATAATTCGATCCACTCTTTGATCTCACGATCTGTAAAAACGTTATAAATTTCACCCTCATTCACAATATCATCTTTATTGATAAATGATAAATTTGGGATTCCATTTAGTGTTAATCTTGGTAAATCTCTATAATAGAAATTTAATGAACGGTTTAATCGTGTAAATTCTCCAGCTATAAATTCACCTGAATTTTCCATGTCAGCATATTTTGAATTTAATTTTTGTGCCATTAATCCTATTCTCTTAGCCATAACTGTTATTCTTATTCCATCGTCAGTTTTACTCATGGCTATTTTCCAATTTACCTTTGATTGTCGCTTATGAACTAAAGACATGGCTATTCTAGGAATAAATCATATATATTACTTTAAGGGTATTTCGTGCCTAATTTGGTGAACCTCATACTTTAAGCGTGATTTTGGCTATTTTCGATATTTTGTTGACTTAAAGATTATTTCATATTTTTTTAGCGATCATAAAAATCGGGATTTATTGATTTTACCCTATAAGTAAGGATAAGAGATCAATATAAACTGTGGAATTGGATAGTATGTATATTTTCATATTTTATGTTACCTCTATTTATAAATCATTTTAGCTTAACCTAATGTGATCAAATTGTGTAAAACAACAGTCAAAACCAAAACTGAGAAATTCCGCATAACTTACTGCAATACTATTTTATGCGAAAATAGAGGTCATATCATAGAAATAGAATAATTACATTATTCTGTTTTTTTTTCATTTTATGTTTGTATGTATATTTTCATATTTTAAAATACTATAATTGCATAATTTGATTTAATGTATGTATGATTTATAATAATTGGATAGTATGTATATCTTTGAATATTATGTTACAATGTTTATAATACAATTAAAGCATAGATCGGGCGATCAATCGCTTATAAGCCTTTTTCTCATAGGATCTTAACAGTTATGCCTAACTGCGATCAAATAGGCGTGACTGCGATCAATTCGTGCCTGAGTTTAGTATATATACAAATAAGAATCCCTATTTTATACTTTATAATACGGTACTTAAATACTAAAAAAATGCTAGGCGTGGATTTCAAAAATGATACAAATCTTGTTTGTAGTGTTTTTCATTTTGACCATTCGTTTATATACTCCCCAAAAACCTAGGCGTTATATAAGGAGACTTAGGCGTTTTATAAGCTCCAGATAGGCGTTATATAAAGGAAAATCTAGGCGACATATAAGCAATATGGGCGTTATATATACTCACAATAGGCGTTATATAAGGAAAAACCTAGGCGACATATAAGGCTAGTAGGCGTTATATATACCCCCGATCGTGCCTATACTCTATTAGTATATATACTATGCTCATACTATCATACTATGTAGGCACAACACATATGATGTTCATACTATTTAGGCGTGATCGCAAAATTCCACGAGCAAAGGTTTATATGGGATGACCATTCAGATCCTCATACCTAGTATAATTTTGCAGTAACATGATTTATATATCTATAGAAAATATTAGAATTTCGGGAAAACAATGATATATAAAGAAAGGACTCATAGACTAATGAGTTCAGTCACCCAAGACTAATGGAGTACATTCGCCCATTATTAATTCGGGAAGTGGTATATATAAGTCTATCTGTATTTACAACTATGCTTGTAGTAGTCAGTCTCATACATGAAAGTTCTCTTGCAGTTGTAACATTGTAAGTCTGGTAAGTTCATTAGTATAACGTGAGAGCACACCAGCCATGTTTAATATTTCTATCTGGTTTGGTTACATATCCCGCTATGTATCACAGTAGACGCTTTCACTATATACTCAGGAAAGAAGTATATATAAGTGTTTAAGACATGAGGATTTCATCTCCCGATTATATATATAGCTTCGGTGGAACGATAATGTAGCCGTAGCTCAGAGTGTGTCCTCACGACCTGTCTGCTTGTAGCAGATTATTCGTACCTTAGTATTCAACAGAGTTATAAACCACACAGAGGCTACCCCCAAAATTTAATTTGGTTAATATAATAGATAGTAAATAGTATATAAGTGTTAAAAACGAAAACGGTAAACTATAGTAAACTATACTATAGTAGGGGTAGCTAGTCAAGCTACTCCTCTTAGCAAATCCCAGCTATACCAAGTATGCGGACTCACACCACCCTACCACTACTGTTGTGTATGCCTGTTATTAAAAGTTGCCCAAAAAAAATTTAAGTGCTTCGCCTACCGCAAATCCGTTATCGATCTCTTGTTGTGAAACCATCGTGTTATGTCCACCCCGTCTCCCCCAAGAATCCAATAGTTTACGTGGTTAGCGTAGTGTGTGTTATTGTACTCATGGACTTTCATGTTAGTCTGTCTAAATCTCCGTAACTGCTTCGTTTTTCAATCTTACCCGTACTTACATAATAATCGAAACAACTGTCACATATTGTATGCTTCTTATCACATTCTTTACATGAGCATAGGTGATTACCCTCATATTCTGCATGGCAAAAATCACAAGTCTCAGTCATTTTAACCCTACAGTAAAGTTTAGTTCCTTATGAAAAGATTTATCATCATTGTGCCATAAGTATATAATGGATAAGAATTGCCAGTTACTATTCATTAACTTCATACTCTGGTACTCTTGTTCCCCTTTCACCATGAGGTCTTGTTGCATCATATATACATTCATCATAAAATCTACCAGCATGATCTGATGATGTAGATACAGTAAATGACATATTATATTCGCTATTAAAAACAGATTCATAAGAACCATTTTTAACCTTGGTAAATTTTTTCTTTTCAAGAGGTAGCCCCTTCTTCATCAAAATATCCCTATGCTTCTCATTAAAGTGTTTCACAAATTCCTCTTTAACAGATTCAAAAATCTCTTCGCTTTCACAATGCCCGAACTCGCTTGAATAGTAACCACATCTCTCACATCCCCCATACACATCAGCCAAACTTAAAGTAAAAGATCCCATATAACTCAAGTCAGTAACATGAATATCCGTGTCTACAGTAGTAGATACATTAGTTCCATTATCTATTGTACCCGTAGCAGTTGGATCAGTATCAAGAACTAGAGATAACTCAACAGCGTCACCAATCAGTTCCTCAGCAGAAAAAAGTGGAGTTGGATCAGCCATGAGCTTCACCGACCAAACAGCTTGAAGATTCCATTATACTTCGTTCCTTTCCATCATCACTTTTAAATGACATACCTCTGGTTTTCATATAGCCCCCATTGTCAGCGATTATCTGTGACCAGTCAGGACATATCTCTTCAAAGGAAAAAATCTTTTCTGATGGATTGACCTTCTCTTCTTGTATTGTATCTAACATGGTTATAAATAAATGTCCCGAAATATAAGTGTTTATTTTAATATAGTATAAATTAAACGATAAGTATATATAAAGGTTTTGATTATGAATTGCGTAGGGTTTCAAACTACTGTACTAACTCGGTAGGTAGGCGATTAACGGGCTACACCTGAGTTTTTCTTCATTAACTATCATATTATTCTTCAAAGATTCCCGGATTTTGTCGAAACATTGTCGAGTTATTTTTGCACGGTTGGAATTATTATTAGTTACCCTTACTCTTATTCTCTTACAATCACTACAGTATTTCATAGCCAGTGATCTTGACATTGGTAATATTCTTTTACACCCACAACACGTTCTGTTTTCCTTGTTCTTCCTGTCTCTAATTTTTTTTTGCATTTTGGGTTTCTGTACTTCTAGGTAATGTTTCTTCCTTTGTGCATCCCTAATTACTACACGGTGAGCATGGCAATATTTCCTTGAATACCCAAACTCGTTTCTACTAAGTGGTGCATTACAATATGGGAAATGACAAGTTGCCATATAAAAAAATAGAAGTTATTTAATATAAGTGTTTATCCTGAAGGACAGGCACTCCATCCACAGTCTTGACAAGTATGACAACCACATTGATTGATAACCATTCCACCGTCTGAGCAATTTGGACAATTCATAATATAGATATTGTGCTGTGGGATAATATAAAGATTCAGATTTATAAAGGGGTGTAGGGAAGTCCGTGCAACATTCCCTACTCCATAATTAGGTATGATCCCGCACTAGGCGATGCACACACCAAATAGTTTATATATGATACCACTATATAATAGTTATGTCTCAACAGACAGAGTTGTGTCCTATCTGTGATACTATTATGACAGATATACAAGCTTGTCATTTGAAATGTTTGAATTGTGGAGCACAGTTGGATTGTAGTGATAAAGGATCTTATTGGTAGGATCTATTTCATTTATGATAATAGCTGTCTTATAGCATCAAGAATATCTACAGATTCTTGTGCTTCTGCTAGCTGTGTTTCAAGATTGCTCACCCTAACGTCAGCAACATCTAACTGTGTTTGTAATACATCACGTTCATTAGTCATATTCTGTAAGTCTACTAATCCATCCTCAACCTCTTGTTCAAAACTTTCAACTTGTAGTAATAGTACATTTATCTCATTAAGCATATCAAGTATGATTTGAATAATATTACTTACTGGTGGATCATCTACTACTATAGTTACACACACACCATCTACTAATTCAGTTCCAGTTCCACATATTACTGGATCTGGTATTGGTTCTGTAACTATTGGATCTATTGGTGTATCGTTAATAGGTAAATCTTCATCTATATCAATAACTATAGGATCTGGTATAACTATAATCTCTTCACAAATCCCACCAACTAATTCAAATCCATCATCACAAATAATTGGATCTGGTATTGGTTCAGGAATTATTATAATCTCTTCACAAACATCATTAATTAATTCAAAACCTTCATCACAGATAATAGGATCTGGTATTGGTTCTGGTTCAGGAATAAATACTGATTCTGTATCTGCACATACTTGCACTACTTGATCATCATGTAAATTAAATTTTGCAGTTACCTCAAAACAATGTGTTAATGGCTCTACTGGTGTAAATTGATGTGTATGAATATAACCTCCACCCTGTGTATTACTATTTGTATTATCAAAATCAAGTGCTCCACATTGACCTTGTGCAATAGGACACTCTTTTTCTAATGGTTGCCAATCTTCTATAATGCTACCATCTGTTGAATTTAATACAATATATCTTACTCCAAATGGAAGTCTAAAGTCTGGATCTCTATCTACTTCCCAACTAACTGTAAATTGTAAACCATCAACTTCTACTGATATTCTTGGTGGAGTTGGAATATCTGAACTTATAATTGTAACTGATGATCTATCAGATGCACAAAATCTTGTACCGTTAGCTGCGTCTCCACATAAATTTGCCTCATTAAATATATGACCTACTTCTGTTGCAGTTGTAAGATAGTGATAGCCTCCTACTGCTGGGAATCTTTCACCCGGCAATAAGTCTGGTATTTTACAAATAATATCAATTCCATCTATAGAACAATCTCCAACAGTTCTGATATTACTTGCTCCTTGTACAACACCTTGTCTAAAATCAGTTTCTTTATCATCAAGAAATGTATGTACTTCTATGTTAGTTATAGGCTCTGTTCCAGTATTCTGAATCCCATGAACATAATCTATAGTTCCATTTACAAACATACTACCCGAAGCAATACCATCACCTGCTGAATTTACAATGTAAAATCTAAATCCATCACCTAGTGGTACATTATTTGGTACTTGGATTGCACCATCATGTGAGCCATAAACAGATACTGGTATTATTAATAATAAGAAGAATATTGGTAGTAATTTTATTATTGTCATATTATTATTTAAATAACATTACTTATATATAAAGGTGGTTAATAATGGTCAATCTAGCTTCCTTTTCTTTCTATATTCATTCATTACAAGTTTGTCTATTGTTTGCTTGCTTGTTTCGTGTATGACCATATCAAAAGCTTGTCCCGCAATACGCTTGCTACTATCCTTTGCCTGTTGGGAATAATCACCCTGATCAATTACACCTACCATGTTGTTTATGTTCTGCATAGACCTTACTATAATTTCTATATTGCTTGGCTCAGGTCGAGTATATTTTGGTGCTTCTTCCATGTGTAAACTATCACTACACATAATATAAGTGTAGTGATAGTTTACAATGGTAAAACACGTTAAGAACTGTTAAATTCTCCAACGCACATGAATAGTCTAACTCTGACTCCCTCACGACTACTCTTCATAGGTGTCCTTTAAAAAGTTATCACTTTTACAGTTCCAACAGACCTTTCCCAGTCTTATAAATGGTACTGCACCATCACTCAAACAAGATAAATGGGCACAATTTGGATTCATACATATTTTATCCATAACTAACAATATATTGGTATTAATATTAATCTTTCTGCCAATCTGTCTCTGCCTTTAACATTACTTCTAATTTTTGCCTGAGTGTTACATCCCCCTCAGTCATAGGCTTGTCGCCAAAGTGTTCAGAGAACACACTAAGCATACGCCTCAAATCATCTATATCCATTCCAACATAAGACATGATCATTGTTTTAAATTGTAATATTTAAGGATTAATCTTTAAAATACTCGTCAAAAGATTTATTATCGTCTTTAATTTTTTCTTCTTCTGTTAGTAAATCTTTAAATGATAATTCTGATTTCTCTTCCTGTGTGTCAATGGCTATACTACCAGTTATTTTTGGTTCTACCCATGTACCTCTATGCTTACCAATTACTTCATTCTGTTTACCATCAATAATTAACTGTATTGCATTTGCATTTAGTGTAAGATCAGGACATATACGCAACAGTCGTGCTAGTCCTTTTTCCAAACTGGTTACTTGTGTCATATATATAAAATATATTACTATTATTTAACCTTTTTTGTTCCTATACAGTTCCATCCATATCCACAGTGATTACAACTAATTACTAGGCTTATTAAATGTATTGGTTCTTCATCCCATTCTTTCTTATCAATCTGCACCCGATTTTGACCGCATTGTGGACAGTAATGAGTCATTAAAATACAGCTCCACAAGATTTACAGGTGGAGTGTCCACTTTGATCTTTACCAAATTTACTATATTTATAATCCCAACCATCTTTGGCTTTACACTTTGGACATGGATCTATTGGTGTAGGAAATGCTGGTGGATCACCTAATTTCATTTAATAGTTCCCCTATCCTTTGTTCAAGTCGTTTGTTTTCTTTTTCTAATTTCATGGCTTCCTGTGTCCACATTTCAGAATCATTTATAAAATAATTTAATTCTTTTTTATATTTTTGTGCATCCTTAGTCCACAGGTCACAGCTTGCAGTAATCTCTTTTAGTTCCTCTTTGAGATTCTTAATTTCAGAATCCCTAACTATGATTGAAGCATTATTTACTCTAATAGTCTCTTTAAGTTCTTTAATTACTGCCTCATAATTAACAATCATGTGATGATGTGATCTTAACTGTCTAATCTCACACTCTAATTTATAATAATCACTTACTGCGTTTACCAATCTTCACTTTCCTCGCATGGTTTATGTTTATTCCATTTAGGGGGCATTATAAAATCTGGTTCTCCATCTTCTGTCTTTAGATTAATAGATTTAATTTTCTGATCAATAGCTCCCCCGTTTCTTGCAAACCATAGCCTTGTAGCTTCTGTAAGCTGATTAAGTTCACATTTTGTTAAGTTCATTGTATATACCCTAAAACCCATAAAAGCAAATATCCAAATGTGGCTATGTTAACTATTCCTAAAAGTCTTACAATGTTATCTCTAAGTGGTTTGTCAATTTTGGCAATATATCTTTTTACATGATAATTTGGGAAGAATATTCTTACAAATCCACAAACAAGCCCAAGGGATGATCCAAGAAACAATAAAGCATAAATTAATTCATTTTCAATCATGTAATCTGATACTAACACCTAAATATAAAGGTATATCATGTTAAACTTAAATATAGTAGAGTTTTAGGTAATATTATGGTTTCAGCAGATGAATTTTACAGGCAGGCTAATAAAAACTTTGAAATTCTGTTTGGAAAGATAGATAATCTTCAAAAAGACTTTAATAAATTGAAATCAGCCTATAATTCACATATTGCTGTCGAGGAAGCACTTGAAAAGAGTAAAAACTTGTCAATGAGACAAAAACTCGCAATAACTTTTGGTATTGTACCTATTGCTATTGCTGTTTATGCTTTTTTTTCTTAATTCTAGCTATTATTGTTGTAATTGCAATTAAAATTGTTGGGATCTCCAATAAATCTATTCCAAAAAGAATAAAGTCAGCTATAGGGTTGATATGGGACACATAACCGCTTGCCATATACAAATCTCCGTTCCATATCATGTGTGGAATCTGTGCAACCTGAATAATAGCCATAATAATTATCCAAGTAGTAGTTTTTCGTTCCCACCATGTTAAAAATCTATTTAACATCAAGATATTCTGCTTCCCATAACATAATACGAATTATGTTGTGTTCTTCTCGTTCATCAATTCTAGTCATATCACTTTCAAGTAATTCACCAAGATTTAACTCTTCGTATTCCCATTCTAAACATTGGAATATAGATGCGTGTAAACATTCATGTTCAGTTGTACTATAAATGTCCTCTATAACTTGATGTCTTTCTAAAAATGTATGACTTTTTTTGGAGTCTGCATAATAAACCCCTCTAAGAATTTCCCCTGATTGATTATTCATAGAAAATGTATGATAGCTTGGATAATCAATATCTGCCTCATAAAAATAACCATCGGTTTCCATTATTTTCTTCGGGACAGTGCTTTGTGCCCTACGCCTAGCATTGGCTAAACCTAAAGCCCTATTCTTAACTGTCATACTTATTAATAACCAAGGGATAATTTAAACTTTGTACTATGTATATACATGATCATAGTGAGTAGTAAAGACTTATATATGACTAAACACATTCAAACGATATAATATAGAGCTTTGTCTATATATTTTTTTTAATATGAGTATGTTTTGTATTTTATATGATCATACTCATAGTTTTAGTAAAATATGATCATGTATATACATACTGTTATATTATAGTAAAGTTATCAATAATCATGGTACAAATAAATCCCAAAATAAGGAATCAACTAAAAATATTACATCAGCAAGTAACAGCGAAGCAAGCTGATGAAGCATCAGCAATTATAGTTGACCTACCATTAAAAAGAATGAAGCACCATGACATTAACAGGTGTTTTTGTGTGGTTGGTAGTGCTTATACAACACTTGTTCATAAACAACAGGTTATAGTTAAAATAATTAAAGAAGCTCAAGATGAACTTACCTATGTGTTTCAAAATATAGACAAATACAACAAACTTGAACTTGTAAATAAAATAAAGTCCATAGTGGTTGAAGAAAACGAAGAACCAACAGATGTAAAAGAGGTAGTTAAAAAATTAGATAATATTACAGAAAATGTTCCTGTTTATCCCCCTGATTCAAACCACCCAAAGGCTTGATGTCTTTTAATTTTCTTTTCCTTTCAGGGAAAGGGATTTTTGTACCTTTTTTAGCAATATAATATCTTCCCTTTGTGTTTCGTTTACCATGATATAGACCTATTGCGAGGTTGTAATCACATTCAAACTTGTCAACGATTTCTTCTGTATCAATGTCAATCGTATAAACTTCAGCTGTTGCCATACCTTTTTATAATGGTGGATCTATTTAAGGTTATGGAATTTGAACACAAGTTGGTTGTAGCAGGGGGCTTGCTTGTTTTAAGCGGATTGTTTATATTTTATATGTTAGAAGATTCTACATTTGATTTGGTTACAGGTTTAATAATATCCCAATCAGTAGGTGGAATGACGGGAGCTGGTATTGCTATATTTATTGTAGGTGTCATATTCTCATACAAATGGAGAAAAAGGTGGAATGATGAATGGAGATAACTAAGTTAAAAGGTATTGGTAGTGTTATTGCAGAAAAATTCAAAAAGAATGGAATTACTACGGTAGAACAGTTATTTGTAATCCCACCACCAAAGGTAGCAGAAATGCTAGGCATTGACAACCCTAGTGCTATGGATCTGTTTAGAAAAGCAAGAGCAGTTTTTAATGACACACCAATGTTTCAGTCAGGACTTGATAGTAAAAAAGAAGATGAAAATATAGAAAAGATTTCAACTGGTACTAATGCACTAGACAAGTTATTTACTGGTGGCATAGAGTGTGGTGCTACAACTGAGATTTATGGGGAGTTCGGTTGTGGTAAGACACAGTTCTGTCATACAATGGCTGTAAGAGTACAGTTACCAAAGGAAGAGGGTGGACTTGATGGTAAATGTGTTTGGATAGATAGTGAGGGAACTTTTGAACCAACAAGAATAGAAGATATTGCCAAACCATTATCAATAACAGGGGAAAAAGCATTAGAGGGAATTATTCATGCAAAGGCATATAATTCAGCAGATCAGTACATGATACTTCAAGAGGTAGAACATTTAGTTGAAAATGACAAGAAGATAAAACTCATAGTTATTGATTCTGCTATAGGATTATTCAGACAGGATTATTCTGGTAGAGCTATGTTGAGTGAACGACAAAAATATTTAGATGAGTTTTTAACTGTGGCAAGTAACATGGCTAATTTTCACGAAATAGCAATTATTTGGACAAATCAAGTTATGATAGATCCATCAAAGTTTTATGGTGATCCTGTTACAGCAGTAGGTGGAACTATATTAGCACACAAGTCAACCTATCGTGTGTATTTCAAGAAATCAGGAATTTATAGAATGGGAATAATGAAGGACAGTCCTAAACACGGTGTTATTGAAGTAATGTTTGGTCTTAGTATTGACGGTGTGGTAGATAGGGAAGTTGCAGAGGAACTTGAAAAGAAAAGAAAGGCAGACAAAGTAAAGGCAAAGAAAGCGGAAACGATAGATGTTAGTACAGACGTTGTAGAGTAAACCTTTAAAAGCAACCTATATATAAGGCATAAACGCTTAAATAGCTATGTTAGACCTGAAATGCGAAGATTGTAAGTGTTCTTTGACTAAAACACCATACTTATATGATGGAAGTCCGGTGTTTGAGTGCCCAAAGTGTGAAGAGGAATATATTTAAATACCATAACACGTTTGAGTAAGTTATGGGATTCTTTGGCAGAATAAGGGAAACTTTAAACCCAAATAACTATAAAGTGGTAGAAAAGGGGGAATACGATAGAGTAACCCAAGAACACTACGAAGTTTTAAAGGAGTATAACGATAGTTATCTTCATGCCAATTCAAGAGCAAGCACACCATATCCATTTATGGACACGCCTGATGGCAGTAAGATTCCAATGTGGAGAGTTGCACCTAACAGGATTTATGAACTTGCTGAGTATGTAGGTGATTTGAGGGCAGTTTTAGAGACAATTCAAAGGGAGATGTTTAGGAACGGAATAGAGGTAGTTCCAAGATATGAACACAAGTGTCTTGTATGCCTAAAAGAATATGAACAAGAGCCACTTAAAGAATTTGTACCACTTAAAGAACTAAGTTCTAGTAAAAAGAAATTAAAATGTACTTCTTGTGGGAATGAGAATGACAGGAAATGGGCAAGACCAGATCCAAAACACAGGCAGATTTTACAAACACTGTTGGAAAAACGAGTTAATAACAACCAGCAATCACTAAAACTTGTAGCTAGACAGGCTGAAAGAGATTTAGATACTATTGATGGATTTTATATATTGGTGTCAAGAAAATGGAAGCTTGAAAAACTTAGAGTACCTGATCCACTTACAGGTGCTACTAAAAGAGCTGTGATGAGTATAGACGAAAGTGTAATTGATGAGATTATTAGAATACACCCAATTCAATGTAGTATCATAGCAAGTGATGAGGCAGTTTTGGGAGTTGGAGCTGATGGTAAGCCTCGATATATATGTCCACAATATGAACATAGAGATACAGTATTAGAAATACCAGTATGTCCTAAGTGTGGTACTGAGGCATTTAACGCTTTCTTAGAGACTAACAGCGTACCTTATGGTGTGCCTTTATCTAGTCCTAAAAAGATGTACTACTCTCAAAAAGAAATCCTATGGTGTCCCGGAAAATTCATGCCCGATGTACTTTATGGTAACAGTCCTATTCAGTCAGTATGGAAGAAAGTAATGTCCTTAATGTTCCAAGACGAATATATGTGGAAATACTTTGACAAGGACAGACCACCTAAATCATTGTTAATTATGGGAAGTAGAAACAGCGAGTCAGTACAGTCATTCATGGAGAAACAAAGACAGGGTGCTAGGCAAGATCCATATATGCCAAGACCAATTCTATTAAATACTGAGAACGTAGGTCAGGCTGTACAGTTTATTGATCTTACTCCAAACTTTAAGGAATTAGAACTAAACGAACTAAGAAAGGAACTAAGACAAATCATCTCAACTGTCTTTGGTGTTCAGCCACTATTCTATGGTGAACAGGCTAAAGCGGGATTAGGAAATGAGGCTTTACAGGTAACACTTACAAACAGAACAATCAAATGGTTTCAACGATTCTTAAACGAGAACTTCTTTGACGAACTTACTGATATATTGGAAATATATGATTGGAAGATTGAACTTGTAACAAGTGAAGAAATAGACGAACTTAGAGATGAACAGGTTAGAGGACAAAAGATAGACAACGCTGTTAAACTATACGGTATGGGTTTTGAAATTGCTATGGATGGTGAAAATGAGATAGTAATATCACAGCATCCAAATCCTGAAAAACAGGAATTAATGCTAGGCGGTGGGGATAATCCAAACAACAGTAATGATCCTAATAAGAGTAAATCAAGTAAACCAAATAGTGAAGATAAATCAAACTTTGATGGAGAGCCTAAACTAGCAAAGCCTAGCGATGTAGGTGGTAAAGGGGAAGGAGATCCAACAGGTACAGGTGGAAAGCAGATGTTAAGTAACAAGTCTATGAGTAAAGGAGATTGGGATATATTCTTGAAATCAATAGAAAAACAAATACCAACTAAAAAAACATACACCATTAAAAAGAAAGGTAAACCGGATGTAAAGATAGAGGTAGATGAAAATGAAGATACCTCTTAAAATTGAAAAGATCAGTGATGATATTGATCTGTATGAAGATGTTGCAAAGGTTATAAAATATAGAGTATCTAATCCAAATCGTCATATAGTCAAAAATATTGATGTTACAGCACGAACTGTAAAGGAAAATGGGGATAAAACAAAGACTAATTTTTGCAAGAAAATCACGGGAATCCGAACGCAATTACTACCTAATGAGGACTGTGAGATAAGTTGCCACATAAGACTTAATAAGGAGTTCACAGAAACAATCGAAATTGATGGTAAAAATGAGTTATCTGCTATTGATTTGGATATTAAGATTTCAGGCACATTATATATCGCTAGAACCTAAATACACACAATGTTTAAATACTAAAGAGTAAATTATTATATCATGGCTATTATAGCAACTGACCTATTACTAAGACTTTCAGGCGGGGCTGGAAATTCAGATCCAGACTTAGCATTGGGTGGAGTTATGTCTACTTCTACAGCAATCTCTCCTACAGTAGCAGAAGAGAATATGTTTAGTAATGTAGACGGTGCAGAGGCATCAGCTGGCAGTACAAAATATAGAGGAAATTACATTTTAAATAATCACGGTTCATTAACACTATCAAACTCAGTAGTTTGGATTCCAACTAATACACCTTCATCTGACACTGTTATCGCAATAGCATTGGCAGGGGAAGGCAAAGATGTAACTATGGAAATTATAGCAAACGAAGATACAGCACCATCAGGTGAAACTTTTACAAGTCCAGCAACTAAAGGAGCTGGTTTATCAACAGGTGACATGGCATTTAGTGAGTTTTTCGGTATTTGGTATAGACGAATTGTAAGTGCAGCTTCAAGTGCATTTGACAACGATGATTGGGCTTTTGAACTGGAAGGAGATACACCAGCATAATCATGGCTTCTAAACGTTCTTGTTATAAGTGTGGAGATAAACTTCAAGTCAATGAAGAATTAGGATATATGGAATGTGTTTCTGGTAGACACATTGAGCCAATTAATACAATTAGACCTCAATGGTGGAACGAGTGTCCAAAATCTGAGGGTGGTTGTGGTAATAAAGGACTTAATGGTGCTAGACAAGAGCCAAGAGTTCAAGATAGAAAAACCCTTGTCTTAGTTGAAAAAGTAGCAGAGCCTATTATCTGCAAAGCTTGTGGATTTACGTTTACGAAGAGGTAAGCCTAAATGGGCGATAGATTCAGTGAGTTACCAGAACTTACAACTATACCACTTGATTTAGATTATCTTGCCACGGTAGATACAAGTGGTTCTGATGAAACTAAATTTATTAAATATCCTTTATTTCTAAAGAAATCTGTCAGACCTGTAATAGTTGCATTAACAGATGAACTAACTGTGTTACCAACTGCTAGTACAACTGTTCCATTATTGACATTTCGTATGCCTTATAAGATGATAGTAACAGAAGTGAGAGCCTCACTGACAACTGCGGGCACGGGTGCAGCTTTGGTAACTGTCGACATACATGAATCGGGAACAACTATTTTATCCGTAAAAATAACAATAGATGCAACTGAAAAGACAAGTACGACAGCTGTTACAGATTCAACCATAAGTGATTCTGACTTGGCTGACGATGCTGAAATGGAAGTATTCTTAGATGTTCAAGATACCGACAACGTAGCGACAGGTTTAAAAGTAATGTTGATCGGACATGAGAATATATGAGCCTTGTAATTATAAATCCTTCATTATATGGTGGAGTGCCACCATTATTTACATTTGGTAGTGTGAATAAATTAGTATCTAATAATCTTCAAGCTAGTCTTGGTTGTGGAAAATCCATTGTTAGAACTAAAGGTGCAGGTAATGATAGTTATCTTTCAATAGATTCTGTTATAGATGTAGATGGTCAAAATCTAAAAGGTGCTAGAGTTATGGTTAGAGCAAGTAATGGGGTATTATATTCTGCATATCAAGACACTGGAAATAATGCAATAATGAAAAAATATATTGACAGTCCACCATGGTCGGCAAGTTTAGGTGATATAAGTAAGCCGACTGATGCAGATACAGCAGCTATTGCAATAGCAATAGATTCTAACGATTTAATTCATGTTGTTTATTGGAATAATGGTGTTGGATTAAGATATGTAACTTTCGACATAACCACTGAGCTCTGGGGTATTGTAGTAACAGCACATTCAGATACAAATACAAATGGCGATCCTTACGTTGGAATCTCTATTGATTCAGCAAATATTCCCCATGTTGTATTCACAATAGATGGTGGCGATGGTTTTGAAGGATGGCGATATAGAAATAGAATTGGCGGTTCTTGGAATAGTGCAGTTACTATTTCAGGTGGAACAATGCACAGGCGTTTTGATTTTTTGATTCTGCAAGATGATCGACCATTCATAGTTTGTAATTTACAAGGTAATAATTTTGCTCAAATAACAATGACTTATGGAAATGTAAATAATGCAACAAGTTTTAGTGGGATAGCTAGTCCCGCAACACTTGTCGATGATTTTGTTCCGTCTTGTGTTCAAGATGCAAGGGGTGATCTTTTCGTATCGATTGTTCATAATGGTGATCTAAAAATACGAAAGAATCTTTTGAATGACACCGATCTTGTTTTTTCAACAGTTACTGTTGCAAGTTCAACAGGTGATAACACTTCAATGACAATAGACCAAGCAAACGATCTGTATATATTTACAGACAATGGTGCAGGGGTTACGCAATATTACAAGTCCACAAACGGTGGAAGATCATGGGGATCAGCACAAACACATAATACGGGAACAGTCATAGATGAAAATATTCGTACAAGATGGTCTAATCTCAATTATCATTTTCCAAATAAACTAGACTATACATTGAATGATGAATCTGCTAATGATATTTACTTTAACATAGTCCTATCTGACACTTACGAAACTTGGCGAAATAATACATCATTTACTGGATCTAATAATAGAAATGAACTAGGTGCAAGATCCCTTGTTAGAACATCAACTGGAATTTTGTATCAGATACAAAGAGGAGTAGCTGCCGATCATTTGGAAATGAACAGATCAATTAACGAAGGAGTTAATTTTCCTGAACAGGATCAAGCAGGCACACCAACTGGAGTAGATACAAATGCTATTGCTTGTGCCATTGATTCAGCAGATATTATTCATTGTATATTTTGGAATCAAGGTGTAGGATTAAGATATGTAACTTTTGATACAGGAACAGGTTTGTGGGGAACAGCAGTAACAGCAATTTCAAAAACAACTACAGTAGATGTGCCATTCCTTGCAATAACAATCGATTCAAATGATATTCTCCATGTAGCATTTAATGATAACCCTGCAAGTGCCGACAGAATAAGATACACAAATAGAGTAGGTGGAAGTTGGAAAGCAGATATTGATGTTCAAGGAACAAGTGCAGATCATAAATTTGACATTACTATTGACGATGATGATATTCCGCAAATTTGCGGGACTAAAATTGACGGTTCGCCAACTGTGTATGCTTTTCTAGGAAATCAAAATGATGTTACAAGTTGGACAACAGAAGTAATAATATCTACGGGGGTTACTGATGTTGCACCTACTATTGTAGTTGACAAAAAAGGTGACACATACATTGGCTATTCTACAAATGCAGATGTAATAGTTAAGAAACATCCTAAAGGAGCAAGTTGGACTACTGGATGGGAAACTACTGTTGTCGTTGCAAGTGGAACGTTTGAAGATATGAGTATGATATTAGACAGATATGATAATCCAATAATTTTCACAAACAATTCAGGCAATACAGTATTTGCTTACAAGTCGGAAGATGGTGGAGTAACATGGTCAGCGTTAGATACAAGCCATAATACTCCTACTGCTACAGATGAACATATAAGATGTAGATGGAGTTTCTTGAATTACTATTTTCCAGATCAATTTGATTATACTCTATGTGACACAGGTGCTAGTGATATTTATTTTAACAAAATAGTTCAAACTGGATCTGATCACCTATACGTTGTAGGTAGAAATCCATCAGATGATGAAGTTGAAGCTTGGTTTTCTCCAACAGAAGGACAAACTTGGGAACTTGTTAATAAACCCGATAGTCCAACAGGTGTAGATGAAGATTCTGTATCTTGTGCGATAGATGGTTTAGATGATATTCATATTGCTTTTCAAGATGATTCGATTGGAGCAAGATGGGTAAAGTTTGATATGGGTACACAGTCATATGGATCATCCGAAACAATATTGGGAGAAACTTTTAATGTAGAATATAATACTTCAATTTGTGTAGATATTAATGATGCACCTCATACAGCGTGTTCAACTTATGTAGGTACTGAATCAATAATATACAGAGATAGAGCCTCTGGAATTTGGTCAAATGGATTTCAATTCGGTGGTAGTGGGGACTCTGATACAAGTGGAATGGATATAACAATGGATAACTTGGATAGACCAGTATTTTGTGCTAATTTTGCAATTTCTGGTAATGACAGATGTTATATTAGATATGGAAATGCTAATGAGCCTACAATAATGGATCAAGAAACTGCTGATAGTAATGTTGGTAATAAGTTTACACCAGCTATGGCTGTTAATAGCATAGGTGACATAATCGTTTGTTGGGTTAGGACTAATGGTGATATTAGAAGAATAAAGCATGACAAGGATGCTGGTATAGGTACATGGGAAACTACTGATGTTACTGTAGCAGTAGGAGATTTTGAAAATTGTTCTATGATGGTAGATGAACGTGATAACTTTGTAGTATTTGCAGTCGATTCAAGTAACGTAACTCAGGTTTGGATTTCAGAAGATGCTGGAGCAACATGGGAATCAGGAGGAACACATGATATGCAGGGAATTACTGATGAATATGTGAGAGTTAGATGGTCATATATTTATAATCATAATCCTAGTAAAGTCGATTATACTGTATATGATCCAGTAACAAATGATGTCTATTATAATTCGGGAATAATAACTTAAAAACACCCACAAACTTAAATACCAAAAACATATATATCCTTATATGTCTAACTGTAAGAAATGTGGAGTACAATTAACTAAAATTGAAGATGTGTGGGATGATAAAGTACCTAACCTATTACATAGGCACGTATTCTGTAATACTGATCCTTTACTTGGTGGATGTGGGAATGATTTTTGGTATACTAAACAATATAATGAGGCAACACATGAAGAGGCTACAAAGGTAGTATTTAATCAAAAGGTGGTTCAAATATGACTAAATGGGATGATAATGATTTTCCGAAAGCAGATAATCCCCAAGATGTAGGATGGTTTGTTTCTTATTGGAGAATAGAAAAATGTCATACAGGATGTCAAGATGGATATACCTTACGATCAACACAATTTGATCACTTACCTCTTTCTGCAACTAAGGGTGAGGCAATAGCACTTTTTAATAAATACGTAATACAGAAAAGAGCTGGTGGTGATAGAACTGGTATTAAAGGTCTAGTATTATTCTTATCAAAGATTGAAATGGTATCTGAGATTTTAGATCATTCAGGGAATTTGAAATAATATGGTAAATCTATTTAATGATGGTGGATGTTACAACGGTATGAGAGTAGCACAAGATGGTGCTGGTCAAGGTACACGTAATTACTTACACACAGTTGGAGATGCAAATGTAAATGTTGATAATACTAAACATATTATATTAGCCTTTAATTTTGATGCTGACGACATGAATGAATCTACTACTGTAATGTTATTACGATGGAGAAATGTTACTGATGCTGGTTCATTTGCAGAAGTAACCTCATCAGGTGAAATAAAATGGGCTACCGACAGTGACTTAATAAATAATAATGCTGTTGTATCTGGTGAGGATTGTGGTGCTAATTCTATAAACTGTACTACTAAAGGATGGAGTCATGGTGACGGTGTAGAAAGAGAAGGTGCTAATAGTCTTTCATTTTTCTTTACACAAGATGTCTTTTATGATTTTCATTGGTCTATAGATTTATCTGGTACTGATCCAGACGATCAGTATGAATTTGAAATTGTAGATGATAGTACAGATTTCATGGCTTTAGGTGCTACCAAAATTACTGTAAAAGATCCATTAAGTTTAATTGCAGAGTCAAGAGATGATGATGATAACTTAGTAGTATCTTGTGGAGCAAATCTATTAGAAAGAACAGGCTCGTTTCCATATACATATACACAAATAGATTCTGCTACAACCGATGGAACACTTGGAACACATACATTCCTATTCTTATCTACAAACAATATGAGAATCTTTTACCTTAAAGAACTCACCCCCGATCAATGGGATATGTCTGATGAAGTAACTGGTGCTTAGTCATGGTAACTGTCCCACGTAAGGGTTATATTCGATTAGAGGCAGATAGAATAACTGCTACACCTGTACCAAGAAAAGGATATATTCGACCAGAGATAGATAGAGTCGTACTAAGAGTTAATAGGACTTGGAATATTAGGCATGACTTGGGTGGTGCAACAGGTCGTGTATGGAATCTAAGGCATGATATTGATGAGTTCATTAATCAAACTTTCAATATTAGACATAATATAGCCGAATTAGTTGGTAGAACGTGGAATCTTAGACATGACATAGGTGAGTTCATAGGAAGAGTATGGAATCTAAGACACCAAGTAATAGCATTTGCTACAAGAGTGTGGAATCTTAGACATGATATGGATGGTACTGTTGGTAGAGTATGGAATCTTAGACATGATATTAAGACCTCAATAGGTAGAGTATGGAATCTAAGACACCAAGTAACACCATTTAAAGCATTTCCAATAGTTAATCCAGTAGAAATAATAATGAAGAAAAGAAATGCAAATTTAACAAGCAACGTAATAACAGGTGAAACTCTGATATGAGTGATGTCTATAATTCAGGCATAATAACTTAAAAGTACCTACAAACTTAAATACCAAAATCATATATATCATTCATGTCAGTAGTTGTTGGGCAAGAAAACCCCGGTCAAGCATTTGTAAGAAGAGCTGCGGGTTTTAGAGCCTATATGTTAAATGGGGATATAATTAGTGCAGATTTAAGTGCAGATATTGTATTTAAAATTGCATGGAATAATTTAGATCATGCAAACTTAGTATCTGTTGTTTTATTTCAAAATCAACGATTTGGTGTATATGAATCAGATGGAGTTCTCAGATGGCGTAACTATAGATTTTTAATTCATACTAATACAGATAGTGATGATGCTACGAATTATTGGATGGATGATAATACTATGTTAATTGAAGAAGGCTTCTCATCTGATATTCCACCGGGTGCACATGACTATCCAATGGTCATAAGGGATTATTCATTAATTGCAGCTATACAACTTCTAGCGTTTAATGATGTGGTTTGGAACTAATGCCTTTTCAACTTAAGATTAAAGAGTGGTATATTTTCTATGGTGATGAGACAGTTATCAAAGGAGATAATATTGATACATGGCACAATGCACCAAATGAAAATGTCCAAGCAATTCTATTAAGATACGAAGATGGTAAACCAGAAGTTATATCAAAAGGAGCAGGGCTTTATTGTATGTGGAAAAATCAACATGGAATTAGATTTGAAGGGTGCAATAAAGGTGATGGTTTTTCATATCCCGATGAATGTCAACCAGATGGTATTAAATGTGGTATGACTATTGATACTGATCTTTTTCTAAAGATCATTACAAAAGCACAGGAAATGAGAGATGACTCTTAAAGTATTTGCGGGAGTATTTGAAAAAAGAAGTGGAACAGGTACACAAGCAATAACTGGATTTGGATTTTTACCTAAAGGTGTAAAAATTACAATGGTAGAGAATACTGCAAGTGGACAAAAGACAGATATTAATTACTCAATAGGATTTGGAACTTCATCTACTAATAGAGGTTGTTTGATACACACCAAGCATCAGGGAACTGACCTTGGTGGAGAAAGACATTCAAACACTTCTATAATGGGAATCATAAGTAATACTGGAACTATAGAAGAAGAAGCCGACCTCGATTCTATGGATAGTGATGGTATTACATTAGACTGGACAACATCAACAACTACATTAATGAAATTTAAAGTCGAAGCATGGGGTGGAACTGATGTAACCAATATTACTGTATTTGAATTTGGATTATCTGCTACAACAGGTAATCATTCTGAAACAGGAATGGGATTCCAGCCTGACTTTGGTATGATTGTTACTGATGGAAATGTACTTGCTAATGCTTTTGCTAATAAGATTATTTTTGCATATGGAGTCGGAAAATCAGCTAGTGATAGATGGAATTTATCTGGTTCTAACAAGAATAAGATTACAAAGACACTTCAAGGTGGTGGAGCATTACATTCTAATGGTATGTTTTCAGTTAGAAAGAAAACTGCTCAATATGATAGTGAGGCTGAGTTAGTCAGTTATGATACTGATGGATTAACTTATAATACTTCTGATGCTCCTATGAACGCAGGGGGTATAGTATGTGGATTATACATGAAGCTTACTACACCAGCAGACGTTCAACTTGGTACATTTAATAAATCAACAAGTGGTGCACCTACCGATGATGCTATAACAAGTATTGGTTGTGATCCTACAATGGTTTCTTTTGTTACTGCTGGTGGTGAAGCGGTTAATACAGCAAGATCAAATGAATACCACGCAGCTTACGGTTGTGCATTTGATACACTTGAAACATATTCATCTTCTGATATGCGAGAAAATGCAACTGATGATCCTGTCGTAGATAGTTCCTTATGGTCTGAAACTAAAGTAATTGGACTTCATACAAATGCTAGTAATGCAACTATAGATTCTGAGGCAGATTTCAAATCCTTTGATACTGGTGGATTTACTATTACATGGACTACAAACGATAGTAACGCATGGGGTGTAGGCTGGGTAGCTTGGGAAGGATTTAGTGCTATTTTAGTTGGTCGTACTTGGGATATTCGACATGATATATCTGACTTTGTTAATCAAACTTTCAATATAAGGCATGATATAGCAGAATTAATAGGTCGTACATGGAATATACGGCATGACATAGCTGCGTTTGTTTTTGTTCCAGCAGAAAGTAGAGATAAAAATGATATTATAGTTGGCTCAGTCGGGGTAGTTTTGTTCAAAAAGACTGGTTCATTTCCATATACATATACACAAACAGATAGTGCAACAACAGACGGAACTTTAGGAACACATAACTTCGTTGTAGAAGTAGATGGTTCTGTATATGTAATATTTTATCTGAAAGAACTAAGCCCTGATGAATGGGATATGTCAGGTGAATTTATTGCCTCATAGGAGTAAATCATGGTAACTGTACCTATTAAGGGTTATATTAGAGCAAGTTTAGAAAGAACTACTGGTACTGCTGTATTAATCAAA